GCATGAGCCGGTTGCCGAAGATGCCCCGTAGTCGCCGGTTGCCGAAGATGCCCCGTAGTCGCCGGTTGCCGAAGATGCCCCGTAGTCTTCATTGCTTCCCGCTTCTTTTTTAACTCTGCTCATGGTAAAATTAATGGCCGCCTTTACCAATCCAGCAACATCCAGTCTCACACCGACCTTTATCTTGGTGGATGCAACCTTAGAATCATCCGTATCTCTGTCAAACTCACCGCTCTGCTCCACCTCATGGTACACAGATGTATTCGGTGAATAATAATTGAGACAATCCAAGGGATACTCGCAAGCATGAAATCCGCTGTGACAAGCATCCGCTTTCTCTTCTTCATACTCCTTGCCCTCTTCGTATTGGAAGCCGCGGCAAGTCATGTCTTTGTTGAATCCTTTGTAACTTTTAATTACTTCTGCCATTTTCTACATCCCCTTTCGTTGTCTTCTCTTCAAATAATTTTGCGGCAACTTTTGCTACAAACATTAACATAAGTGGGTCTTCTTCAATTAAAGAATTAAACGGCTCTTCTGCCATTACTTTTGCTATTACATTGCACATTTCATCAGCAGAAATCTCAACTTTTTTATCCATATCATAATCATTATTAGGCATTCTTCGCTTCCTCCACTTTCAAACTCGCATCATCACTTCTGCGGAACATAATCAACTGGCTGTCAACATCAGGAATCTTCCAAGGGTCAAGGCTCTCGGTATCGTCAACCATGATAGGTAATTTCACACCGCACCGCTTCTGAAACGCATTGCAAATGTCAATCTCCGTCAGAATCCTTGCTCCGTGGTTCATGTTCCGACTGTAAGGCTCTCCACTGTATGTAAAGTCGCAACACTCTTCCGTGTCTCCATTCACCAACAGTCTGAACATCCGCACAGTGCAGAAGCAAAGATATTTATTCACATCAAATTCCAACAGTTCGTTCTTCTTCCTACTAAACCGTTTCAAAAGGTCAAGCTGTGCCTGCACATCCGTAATCTTCTGTGCAATGTTCCTGCGCTCCTGTTCCAACTCCGCGATACGCTTATCCACTTTTTCGTTGATTCTAACGCTTGCTATTTTTCTATCCAACTCTGCTATATCATTACGAAATTCTTCTGACTTTTCTTTTAATTCCTCTCTCAAAAATTTCATGTCGGAATATTTATTCAAATCAAGCTCTTTTTGAGCAATCTGTTTTTGAATAGCTTTGTATTCTTCCGTTCCAGAAACATCAACATAATCATCCATGCTTTCTAATTCTCGGCTTGCAGAATCAAAATCATTTTGGAGTTTTGCCAGAAGTTCTTCTTCTTTTTGCAATTCTTCCCTTTTTTCTTCCAAATCTCTCGTATCTGATTCAATCTGGCTCCTTATTTTTTTTCCTTTTGTTTCCAGTTTCTTCAGTTCTTCAGCTTTATGCTTTTCAAAATCTTCTTCTACAGATTTTGCTTTATCCTTTCCATAATGCTGTCCGCAGTAAGGACAATAAAGAGAATTTTCATCAAATTTCCTTGTGCTGGCTGTTTCCCATTCTTTTTTTAATGTTTCTCTTTCTTTTTTTGCTGTCTCGATTCCGATTTGGATGGATTCAATTTCTCCATTTAACTTTTTAACCTTATATTCAGAAATTTTCTTCTTACTGCCTTCGTCCGAAATTTTCTTTTTTTTCTCCTCACGTTTTTTTCTTAAATCCTCATTTGCTTTATTCTGAAGATTACTAAGCTGGAATTTTAATTCCAGCACTCCATCGGAAAGTCGGTTGTAGTCAGCCATGTTTTCTTCAGTGTCGACAATTTTTCTTTCATTTTCAGAAAGTTTTTCCTGCAACGCTTTTTTCTGCAATTCCAGTTCCGCCAGGTCAATGTCAACTTTTTGCCTGCTTACCTCATCAATACGGTTTGGAATCTCATCCAGTAAATCTTGCAATCCTTTAATTCCGTTTCTTCCTCTTGTGCCGTACAACTGCGTATTGCAACGCTTTTTCAGTTCATCAACTGTTCCATCCTGTAAAATCCCTTTCAGAGACTTAAATTCTGGAAACTGGTCACAAATATCATCATTGCTGCGCTGTCCAAATACATTCGAAAGGATAGCCCGCTGTTCCGTTCCGCCTTTCAAAAGCAATGTCATGGCGTTAATGCAAAAAGAAAACTTTTCTTTTTCACATATATTTTCTTCAAGGAAACTCTCAAAGTCAGATGCTTTTTTCGGAATGTTGTTTACATAATAGTCCGTAACATTTCCGTTGAATTCACCTTTTTTATTAAAATTCTTCCGGCATACCTTTTTTAAAATCTTGTCTTTTCCTTCAATTTCTACCGTAACTTCTGCGGTAATATCTCCTTCAAAGTCATTACCATCTTTGTCATGCGGTCTAACTCCAGTGATTTCTCTGCCGTTCTCGTCACGGCATCCAAATACCCACTGGATAGCCTTTTTAATGGTGGACTTTCCAATTTCATTTACACCAGAAATTTCCGTTCTCTTATAAAAATCCACCTCCAGAACATTCGCCCCATGGAATTTGCAGAAATTCTGTAAAAAAACATGTTTAATTCTCATTTTTTCCTCTCCTTATTATTTTTGTATGCCGCTTTTCGTAGTTGTAAACCTTATAGTAAGTTGGCTCGCTGTTTTCAATACGCCATGAACAGCTTTCAGTTATTCCTTTTTCACTCATTTTTTCCTTTACCTCACGCGTCAGTTTCTTCATACAGAATCCTCCGCAAGCCTCGTGTATTTCCATGCAGTTATTGCATTGGCATTCTGACAACTTATTGAGGTTTTCCCGTTGTTAAATACATAGGGAATCCCATTTCCAGAAAAAGCAAAATATCTTTCCAGCCATTCTCCATGCGGTTTGTTTCTCACAAAAACTTTCGCATCTACAGGAATCTTCGTCCAATCCGTTTCTTCACAATCTTTCTCTGCCCAGTCTTTCGCATTTTCAAAACAGTCTACATTCTTTCCTGTTTGAAAAACGCAGGCAAAACAAGACATTTCTTTGCAAGCTCGTACTTGTTTTGTGTTTTTATCAATTCCCATTGAGTCCTCGGAAAGGAAAATATCAACAAGCTGTTCCGCATACTTCTCTCGGTTCTTCATTTTCCATGTCTCCTTTCTAATTCTTCGCTCCTGGTTAATATCCCATCAGCGTATTTGCTTACTTGTCCACTTTTAGATTTTTTAACGGCGTTTTCTTCGCCGTGATAAACCATCAATACCGTGGACACCTCTCCATATTCTTGAAACAGCTCTGCCAGATAGTCAGTTCCTACATGGATATTTCCGTCAATATCGTAGATGTCGGTAACTTCCAGCCGTTCCATTCTTTCCGTATGCCACCTGTCTGAAATCTGCATCAATCCCTTGCAACTTCCATTTTTCGCATCTGGATTTCCGGCAGACTCCCGTTCAATTATCGCCATAATAAGTTCCGGACAAATATTGTATTCTTCTCCATACTTATTGCATGTTTCCTGTATTTCCTCCGGCAGTTCTGAAATATCTTCTTCCGCATACGCTGTCATGGAAAAGAAAAGCGACATTATAATAGGAAGAAACAGCTTTATTGTCGTTCTCATGCACTTTCCTCCTCGATAGGTTCAATGCCAATCTCTTTCAGCTTGTTATACAAGAACATTCTGCCTTTTTGTGTCCAGACGGTAAGTGGCTTTGTTCCGGTACTTCCGTCATGCTTAACATAATCATTTGTCTTTGTTCTCACATAACCCTTACCCTGGAAGTCTGCGTACAATATCCACTGGTCACCGACTTTTCTCTGAATGCCGGCCGTTCTTAAAACTGAATTGAACCTCACCGCACTCATTCCGTAGTCCTGTGCAATCTGTGTGACTGTCATACAGTCGTTAGATGAAAGAATCTTGTCCACATAGTCAACTTTAGGTGTCATATCGGTAATCACGGCATCCATCTGTTGCACCGTGGTCTGCAACTGCTTAACCTCTTCCTCTTTCTGCGCAAGCATCCTCTGTGCTTCGACAACTGCAAGCGCAATCAATTCCTGTCCGGTAGGGATATGTGCCTTGATGGCATCTTCCATTTCGTGGAAACGGTCAATGTACTTTGCCGTAAATTCTGTTCCCCTAACTCCGGTCATCTTATGTGCTATGAACTCGCAACCTTTCTTCGTTACCAGGTAGCAAGGCTGTGTCTTGTTTTGGCTGTTCTGATAGGTACTTTCTGTAAAGAAATCGGACTGGGAAATATTCCCCTGTCCTAATTGCTCATAATATCTTCTGATATCCTTAAGCAAATCGTTATGCTGTTTCCCTACCATTTCCGCTACTTCCACGGAAGATATTGTTTTCTGTTCTAATTCGTTCATTGTTCTCCTTTCTGTGGTATACTCTCCTATAAAGGAGGTGATTCTATTGAAAACATTACAACTAAATGGTTTTTGCAGATTTGCAAATAAAAAATGTTCTATTCTTGTAAATATTCCTCATGATTCTGACCTAGAAAAATCTCGCCAAAGAATTAAAATTGGCAGAATCAACTGCGATTATGCAAAAATAGTCCGGTGCAATCCCCAAAAATGTCCAATACTAGAATCTAATCACTTGGAGTTTTGACATTTTCTTTCATAAAAAGGTTTGTAAAACTCTGGCAATTGTGGAACCACATAGGAATCAATTTCAATGTTATCGTCCGCAAATATAACCTTCAATTCTGGTTTATCTGTCATTGCATCATGTGAAAATGACAAACTCTTGATTCCATGGATTTCTTTCCCATCCTGATACAAATGTGTGGTTCCATTTTTTTCTGAAACAACTTTTAACATAATTTTCCTTTCCCAAATTTAATTTTTGATGACTTCACAGTCTTTATCCTGCTTCTTAACAGATTCCTCTGCCATCTTCTCTGTCTTGCCGAGAATATATCCCTTGTCGAAATCGGACATATTCGGAATGGCTCTCTTTAACTTCTCAACAATTTTTTTCTCTTTTTCACTCATTCAATTCACTTCCTTTTTGCGATATACTCTCCTTATCTTTTTAATAAGGAGGTGAAATAATTTGGATTCTAAAGAATACACATCTGCTTATGCTATTGCTAAAATCTGTGGATATACCGGAAGTTTTGATGATTTTAAGAACCTGTACACCCAATACTATTCAGAAATCGTCAATTCTTTACCGGAAGAAAAACAGGTCAGGCAAAATGTGAAGCAACTATCAATCCAATGCGCAATATAAGAACTATTTTTTAATTGCCAGTAGTGCCATTGAGAGAGAATCGAGGATTTTACACCGTTGCTGTATTTCTTCGATTCTCTTCTCATCTTTACAATATTCTTCTGCAATAATAAGTGCCATGCACTCTACGCTGTCGGACAAAGTCATGCTAGTACCATCAATTTTATATCCATATGGCTTTTTCATATTCTCACCTCTCTTCTGTTGACCTTGTAAACACATTATAGTCCCTGAGAAACTTTATGTCAACATATTTTTGTTGACTTGGGGACTTTTTTGATGTATATTATTAGTGAAAGGAGGGATGTAAATGAATGAGAGAATCAAATCTTTGCGAAAGTATTTGAATATGACACAAGATGATTTTTCAAAGCAAATCGGCTTGTCAAGAAACTATATTGCGCAAGTTGAAATAGGCACGAAGACACCATCTGAAAGAACCATATCTGATATTTGCAGAGAGTTTGATGTAAACGAAGAATGGCTCCGAAATGGAAGTGGTGAAATGTTTGTTCAGAAATCAAAGGATGAACAAATCTCGGAAATGCTCGGAGAAATTCAAAAGTCCGGTGAAGATACATTTAAGCACCGTCTTGTATCCGCACTGGCAAACTTGGACGAAGATGGATGGAACGCTTTGGAAAAGTTGATTGATTCAATCGCAAAAAAGAACGAATAAGAAAAAGCCAAGGGCAATGCGCAAGTCCTTGGCTCTTTTCCTTTATCTAAGTAATTTTTTAACATAGGCATAAATGCACTCTAACCAATGTAAATTATCGCAAGCATTGATTAGCTTTGTGATTTCCTCTTTGTAATCTTCTTTCCCCATAGTACACCCCCTAATCTTTCCGCACTTGGTAGCGATACATCACATTATAGAACATATGTTCTAAACAATCAATATATTTGACGCACGTTTTTTATTGTTGTAAAATATCAACAAAAAGAGGACGGTGAAAACGCCAATAAACACCGCCCTCGCCAGAACTTGAATCCCTTGCCAACAGGGATGCTATCATTGTAATCGAGATAAAGGGGACGAGAAACATGATTGAAAAAGAATTGGTTAAAAGAATTTCGACAAAACTCATCGTTGATAAAGAAAATTTTATGCGAAGTTTTCGTTGGAATTTGGGAAAATTTATCGAAACACCGGAAATTACAATCAAACAGCTTTCTGAAGAATCTGGAATTCCATACGCAACTCTTAATTCTGTCTTGTACGGAAATTCTAGCGATGTCAAATTATCCACAGCAATCTCTTTGTCAAAAGCATTGGGAATCAGCATTGACGAACTTGTCGGTGCCGGAACCATGGAAGATAAAATGATGGAATCGGTAAAAATATGCCGGGCACTTCCAGAACATTCCTTATATCTTGTTCGTTATTTGATTCGCCATCAGGGGAAAATATATTCTGAATTAGGTTATAAGCAGAAATACATTTCTGTTATCAAGCCACAGCTTATCAACGGTATAATTGCTACTACCAATGCTGTAGAGCCTATGTGCGTGGATAATCTGCCAGAAGATGTCAAATCGAAGGCTTACATTGGGATTCAAATCCCATGCGATTACTACATGCCTTTTTATTTGCCTGGAGAAATTCTTTTGCTTGCCGCTGACCGGGAGGAGCAAGGCGGGGAGCGTTGTGTGGTTACCAGTAATGGAGGAATCTATATTGTTGTAAAAATCCATGTGTTTGAAAATGGAAAAATTGTCTGGAAGTACGTTCCTCTAATGTCTCCAGAAAGTATTCTTCCAGACGGAATTATTGATGAAAAAATTGGATATGTGGTAGGTTTTTTAGATGTTAATGGTGTCTGGGGAATACGATAATTTCCCAGGTTTTTCTAAAAAATAATACTTTCTAAAATCTATATCAGAAAGATTTATACTGCATAATTCACTTACACGAACACCTGTATCTAATGAAAATTGAAATATTGCTAAATCTCTTGCATTGGCACAATTTATTTTCAGCAATTCAATTTCCTCATCAGATAAAGGTTTTTTAATACATTTTTTATACTTAACAGGTTCAATAAGATCCATAGGATTTTCTGTAAGTTTTTTATGCTTTGTCAGATACGAAAATACAGAAGATAAATATTTTCTTTTTGATTCCATAGTAGAATCGCTTACATTATAAATTTTCTTATACTTTGCCATAAATGAAAGAATGTCATCAGTAGTAATGGCACTCAATTCTTTATGGCAAAAATCACATAATTGATAAACTACACGTTTATATTGCCCTACGGTACTTTCAGATTTACCACTACTAATTTTACCAGTTTTAAAATAGGCAAATTATTCAATAACTTAAATCATAAAGAGCGATATAAAATACCTTACATTGTACATGTTATTATAGGTCACCCCATATACTGTTAGAGACTGACCTTTTGACACTTTGATATTTTCAAGGCGAGCCGTGTTAATCCGAACATTACCACCCCATACGCCGTTTGATTTTGAACCAACAGATATTATGATGGGATTTATGAGGCAGTGGGAATCGCCCTGATCTCCCTCTGCCATACCGACAGCATAAATCGTAGCGGTACAGTCTTTTTGAAATGTATATACAGTTTTTGTTTGACCAGAACTAGATATATCATTAATAAAAGTAGTTACAGCATCAATGCTCTTAAAAGGGTATACTGTATCTGCACCTCCGATCTTGTATCCCCAGTTGCCATCAGCATCCTGGGCAAAGGATAACCCGTTTAAACTTTTGTTTAAATCATTATTTGCCTTTGTAATATCGTTAATATCTTTTGCACCAAATTCAGTTCCAACAGTAAGATATTCCGTAACATCAACAAGCGAAACAGTCCCATCGCTATTTTGAATCTGTTTGTATTTGCGAATAGTATTTTTTGATGTGTCCAGCACATCATCAACATAATCTGTTCTTAATTCTGCCATATTTACACCTTAAATCCTTTCTGACTTCCTAGCCTAAATGCAAGAGCCCTCTGTGCTTTTCTTTGCGCTACAAGCGTTTCGTATAGTTTCAATTCCATGCTTTCTATGCGGTTGTAGTCCTCTGCGCTTGGCACCGGTTTGTTTTCTCTCCATGTCTTTTTTTCAAAAGAAAAACCATACGTTTCAGCATTGACCGTTTCAAGTGCATCCTCAAACATGTTAATTTCATCCGCATATATTGGCTCTGCCTCTACTTTTTCTTCTCCAAAATCATAATTGGTCACATCATACATCTGTGACGCATATCCAATTAAAAAAAGAAGATTATTTTTAATTCTGTTATAATCAATATAACCAAAATAATCTCCCACATAAGTGCTGCCATCCCATTCTCCAGACCAATCAATTTTAGGGGAAGTCCACTCTCCGATTACTTTTAATATCTGGCTTTTATCCTCTGTCTGGTTGCCAGCGGCATCAAAAGCAACCACTTTTACCACACTGGAATTGAGTGGAACAGGAACATTTTTATAATATTCTACCGTTCCTTCCGCACTCAAGTCATAGCTATTTCCGCCAAGTTCGGCGGTAACTTTAACTGCACTCATAAGATACCACCTCCCTTTATGTTTTAATTTTTCTCGTTCCTAAATAAAATGGAAGTCTTTTATTGGTATCATCCGTTGCGTTGTATGCAAAAATTTGAATCTTAAATGACTCGTTGACTTTCAAATTTTGTTTAGATACCTTTATCTGGGTAATAATTATTTTATTCATCCGTTACCCTCACACTGATTTTAACACTACTTCCTACACCAACAGGATTGGGAACACATTCTACAGAAGTAATGACTGGTGCTTTTGTGTCCAATGTTACGGTTCTGGTTACCGTTGTGGATTGTCCTGCAGAATCAGTCGATATAACAGTGACAACATTTTCTCCTTCTTTCAGATTTATTGTTGTGGAGAAAAAACCATTACTGTCTACTTCAACAGATACTCCGTTTACTGTAAGACTTACCGGACTGTCAGAAGAATCGTTAGTGTAACCGTAAACATTTAAAACGGAATTATTAGTTGCCAAATCCTTTGCCGGACTGGAAACATTAAGAGTCGGTGGTACTGTGTCAATTTTAAACGACACAGATGCCGTCTGCTTATTTCCATCATTATCTGTTGCATAAAATGTAAGAATGTGATTTCCATCCTCAATCGTTTTTGAACAGAAACATGTATAAATTGTTTCTGACTTTGTTTTTGTGATTTCGGAGGATTCCACCGCTACCCCATCAATTTCTAAAGAAATAGTATCTGGATTTACTCCGCTGTCTGCATCCGTTACTAACCAGGAAATCATAGGCTTGCTATTGGTCAGAACTGCACCGGCTGTTGGATGCGTAACATTGATAACTGGTTTTGTGTTTTCTGTTACTTTTAACCTTAAAAGTTCTCCAAAAGTCGAATCTCCAGAATCCACAGTAATATTATTTCCTGCGGTGTCCTGTGCAACTACCGTCACATCGTAATAATGACCATCTTGATTGAATGAGGACTTTCCAGGCGCATTAGGGCTTGTCTCCCATGCTCCCGTGCTTGAATTGTAGGTACAGTTATAAGTGTTTCCGTTAATTTTTACCTTAACTGAATTAACAGCCATTATGCGTCCTCCACTTCTCCGAATAACTGAATGTATTTTTCAATAGATTTTTCTCCCAGAAATTCTTTTACTTCATCCTCGGTTTTTGCAACAATTTCTCCATTAGGGTAAAGTAAAAAATAGTTTCCCTTTTTCGTCTTGTACCACTTCCGGTTGGAATCTTCAATAACAAAAATCAATTCTGCCGTTGAAGTATCGTACATTTTTCCATCAATGATTTTTTTCATCTTTACCTCCTATACTCTCATTGCACGGCGTAAAGAAAGAGAACCACTAAAAGCTCCATTAAAAGTTAGCTTTTGCTTTTCGATTTCTACCTGCAAATTGCTGACTTTTTCACTTTCCATATAAATAATGTCTGCTGATTCAATGATAGGGTCTCCGCGGTAATCTACATCATAGGAAATATTATTGGCATAATAGTTTCCAAGCCATTCTGCAATTAGTTTTGCGTGTTCTTCCGTAGAAATTAAAGGATTTTCACAGTATTTTACCTCTCCTGCATTGCTTACATTCTGCTTTACATATGCGCTGTCCTCAACTTCTTTCGGCTCTCCATCGTTGTCGTTTTCATAAGTGTAAATTTTTACAAACAAGTCTTTAATCTTTTTTTCCGCATATCCGTATGGATTTTTCATCATCATATTTTTGGTCAAATTAAAATCTGATAAATCTCCAAAACTGATTTTGTCAATTAAAACTCTGTTTTTTGGATATGCCTTTGTGATTTCAAATCGTATACTGTCAAAATTTACAAATTCATCGTTTAGCAGTTCTTTTTTTCTTAAATCGTTGTATAAAAACGTATCTAGTAAAGTGTCTCCCCTGTATGTTGACACTTTCATTTCCTTTGGAGGATTCCCCTGGAATGAAATATAAAGTCCATAATAAGTATAAGCCGCCGGAAGTTTAATGGTTAATACTGGATTTTCTGTAAACAATCCATTCAAATCTGAAATAAGGCTTGTCACATATCCGGTCTGTTCTACTTTTTCTCCAACTGTTCTCGGAAGAAATAGCTGGGTCCCATCAACTGCCATAAAGTTTCTGGTCAGTTCTGCATATACATTATTTTCTCCGTACAATACATTTGTGGCATTTCCCCACCATGCCGTGCTGTCGGATGTTGCCTCCATATCTTCCGGGTCTATAATGTTGGCAAAATTTGCTTTAATCACTACTTTTCCGCTGGCATCTTGCGTAAATATGCACCTGGTAGCGTTGCAAAGAAGTTGCAGACATTCCCGGTGTGGAGCCGATGGCATTGGATTGTGCAAAGTAATATCTCTTAAACAATCGTCAATCACGTATTCATCCGGTTCCAGTCCAAAATCTGTCAAAATACTAACAGCCTCTGCGTAAGCTGTCCGGTCATATATTTTATATCCAGAACTGTATTCATCCTCCATGGAATCAAAAATATCAACAGCCGTAAATGACATTTGGTTTTGCTTAGATTGCCAACTTGATAGTTGCAGTGTGGCTTTTTGCAGCCATTCAATTCCGTTTTCTATTGTCATTCCATAAGATAGAGAAATTTTCTGCCCTGTTTGCAGGAAATTGATAAAAGAATTATCATCGTCCACATTGTAAACATTTTTATCATCCAGAATTGTTACATTAAACTTCTGGTAAGGTGTTTCTGCAGATATTCCATTGACAAAAGATTCAAATGTAGAATTGGATATTTCACTATTTCCGTAATTTAATCCAACTCCCATTACTATCTTTTCAATTCTTAATCTTTTTTTACCTCCCGCCATTGCAATAGGGACAATCTCTATCTGTGTTGTATCTCCGATAACATCAGTTGTGATAAATTCTGCTTTATCATTTGAATAAGTCAATTCTTTTGCATCGGAAATTACTTTAAAACTGGTAGGAAAATATCTTCCAAAATTGATAGTCAGACCTTTTATGGAATACTCTTGTGGAAATACCACCTTGACTTTTTTCATTACTTCTTCTGTTGTAATCGGAGCGTTTTTTAGTTGATATAGTTTATCCGTATTCCGTGGCAGAAAAATCATTTGACCGTCTGCCCGCATATAATTTTGTTCCAGTGTCGCGTATTCTGCGTAATCAGCATCGTTTTTAAGTGGAAGGCTAAGATTGCTCCACCAAGCATATTTTCCGTCAAAATAAGCCGTATTCTGCGCATCAGAATTGACAACTCCAATAGTAACAGAAATATATGCCCTGTCGCGAATCATAGCACGCATGGCATCCTTATATTTGCTTGATGCTCTTATCATTCATCCCACCCGCAATCAATCAAATTAAATTTGCATGTCTCAAAATTTTTGTAAAAAATATCATCCAAAAACAGCGGTTTTGCATTGGTATCTCCTGGGTACATGTGAAGTGTTCTTCTGACATTATCATCCCCAGTAAATGTAACCGGAACAAAAAATGGAGTAAGTGATTCCCGCAGTTCTGCCCATGTTTTTGCATCAATACATTTCCACTGCAAATTATTTATTTTCCAGATTCTTCTGCCAACCAGTTGCCCTACAATCGCCGCGTTTGTATTTCTTCCAGAGTTTACATTCTGGGAACTTACAATTTCCATTCCGACAGCAGGGCATGGTGTTTTATATCCGTTAATTATCAAAAAATTACTAGGCTGTCTGTACATTTTTTCTTTCCTTACTAAAACAATCGAAAGTCACCTGCTGTTGTAGCAGGTGACTTCTATTTAAGAAATGATTTGATAACCCATTGACTTTCTTCCTCTTTCCGCGGCTCTAGCGATTTCTCTATCACCAATATACGTTCCTGTATCTTTTGCCAAAAGCTGTTTTAGAAGTTCGATTTCTTGTTGCATCATTTGAATTTGAACTTCCGCGGTACTGTTAATAGCCTCTCTTATTCCTGTAATTTCTTCACCACCAGCAACTGCAGTTCTACCGCCAACAGTTCCCATTAACTCTGGAATTCCATTTTCCCCGGCTATAAACATACTAAAAGTGTTTGGAACATATCCACCATCTTCAAAAGTCGGTATTTTTCCAAGGTTAATACTTCCAGCCGGTACGATTTCCCTTCCAGCGATATTTACTGCATCCCATGAAAATGTCAGTTTTTCATTCAGCCAGTTTGCGAATTTGTTCCAAATTTGCTTAATGGACTCTATCGCATTGTTCCAAGCCTGTACAAGGCCTTCCTTGATTCCTGCCCATGTCCATTTTTCTGTAGTAAAATAAGAAGAAACATCTTTCCACCATTTTGCAAATCCTGTGTTATTCCACCAAGTTTTAAAGTCATTCCACTTTTTTATTATTCCTTCTTTCATTCCGTTAGCCAATTCAGACCATTTTTCAGTAGCAAACCACGGTTTCAAGTGTTCTTCATACCATGTTTGAATTGATGTGTCCAATTCTTCATATTTAGAAATAAATCCATCTATAACCCCTTGTCCAATACCCTCTCCAATAGGTTTTACTGCTTCTGATGTTCCATCCTGTATTCCAAACTTGTTGCTGAATTCATCCCATATAAACTGAAACAAATCTGCTATAGGTTCAACAGGGAAAGATATAATTCCCCATAAACCATAGCCTATCCCGTTTAAAATATCACTTCCTATGGATGCCCAATCCTTTTTTTCAAAATCATCTTTGATTTTTTGAAAAAAATCTCCCGCCATTTTAAAAGAATATGTAGTTGCATCCAAATTGAATATCTTTTGCAAAATACTAACATTGTCGATGGTTATTGAATCAAGTGCGCCAGATATGGCACCAACTACTGCACCAGCTATTGTTCCCGCTCCTGGAAACCATGAACCGGCAACAGCACCAAGCGATATGCCTGCGCCAATTTTACTTACAATGTCAAACCCCTTTTCTGGCATTAGCTTTTCTAATGCGAGGCTGATTTTATCCCATATATCAGCTGCCACCACATCAAACGCCGGTGTTCCTATCAACGTTGATAGTTTTAAAATTTTCAATGAAATATCATTAAGAGTTATATCTCCTGAAAGTAACTTGGCTAATTCTAATTTTGCCGCTTTCAGAATATCCTTTCTGTTTTTCCATGCAAATCTAAGAAATGAAAGTTTAATTACTGCATTAAAATCAAGTTCTAAAGTAAAATCTGCAAGTCCCTTTGCTACTTTTTGCCAGTCTGTTTCTGCTATGGTTGTTTCTAATAAATTAAGAATTCCTTGTGCCCATACATTTACAGTTTCTGCGAAATCTTTAAAATTAAAGGTTTCAAAAAAATTGTTAATTCCAGATGCTATTGATTTTCCAAAATTCACAAAATCAAATGTTTTGCCAAATGATAATGCTGCTTGAACCGCTGTATTTAATGCCCCTGCAATAGTTGTTCCAACATTTCCAAATAGTCTAGGACTGATAAGACCATTTAGAAACTGTGCCAGACCAGTTCCAAAGTTTCTTGCTTTCTCATAGGTTTTTTCCCAGTCAATAGACTCCATAGCCTTTGACAAAGCATCCCCAATATACGCTCCAAGCTGTTCCAGGTTTTTAATTTCACTTTTATAATTTTCAAAAATTGTATCGGTTTTTACCAGTTTTCCACCGTCAACATCTTCCGTTCCGGTTATTCCACCAGTACCGCCACTACCTCCAGTTCCGTTGTCCTGGGAAATAATGTTTAACTCATCAATTCCCATTAAGGCATTTTTCAGTTTTTTTGCATTGGATGCCGCATTGCTTTCACTGTCTGAAAAATCATCCATGCTATCCGTCCATGAATCCGCAACACCTTTTCCACCAGATTCATATTTCCATCCAAAAATAGAGCCAAGTGCGGCAGTAACTTTTTCTGCAAAAGAGTTTACCGCAAGCAATACATTATTTAAAGTCTGCAAAAAAGGCTTAAATGCGTTGATTAAAGAACCACCGATAGTTCCTCCAAGCTGTTCAAAATTCTGCTTTAAAATTCTAACCTGGTTCGCCCATGTATCTGCTGTTTTTGCAAAATCTCCCTGTGCCGCAGTCGTATTTGCCAATACATACTGGTAACGCAACATGGTTTTTTCTGCCTGTGTCATGGACTCTACATTTGCATCCAGTCCGTTTTTCAATGCAAATTCTTTTAGGCTTGCCTGTGTTAAATCAAGACCATACTTACGCATCGGGACAACCATGCCGGTAAAGATGGATGCCAAATCTTCAGCCACGACATTTTGACTTTTATTGTAGAAAGATGCAATATCCGCAGTCAGTTTTGTTAAATTTAAAGACACATCGGAAAGGGAACTGGAAAGTCCCACATATCCATCCGTCTGCTTATTTAAAAACTGGTTGGCATCTCCAATCGCTCTATTGCTGATTCCCATCGCCACACCCATAGCCTGGAAGGTGCTGGAATACTGTTTTACTGCCAGTTCGGACATTCCAAATTGTTGTATGGATGATTTTGCAAAATCATCCACTTTATAGGACATATCTCCGAAAGTTGTATCTACAACGTTCTGTACCTCTGTCAATGCGCTAGACAGTTCAATAGATTCCTTTACTTTTCCAAATCCGCGAAACAGTAAAAAGTAGCCCGCATACAATTTTCCAATGGCAGACGCAAGACTGAAACTACGCTTTTGTGCTTTGCTGGCAGAGTTACTAAACAGATTTAAACTGTTGCTAAGAGAAGTCACAGCCCTACCGGAAGATGCTCCGGTTTTTGCCAATTTTGCCAGTGCCTCTGTCATTTGAATGATATTGGTGCTTACATGTGGTGCTGTTGATAGAGTTGTAAATAACTCTTTTAATACCCTTCCCAGTTCCGGGATATTGCTTACAGCCCTGCCGGACGCCGTACTTCCTAATCTGGATATCGCAGAAACCATACTGGTCAAACCAGACATATCAAAATTGAGTTCTCCAATACCATTCATTTGACGGACAAAATTTTGCATCTGTGCAGACAAAGACGGAAGATTTTTAACTGCCTGTGTTACATAGGTGCCGCCTAATTTGCTAATTGCATCCGCAGCGTTTGTAACACCGGTTGGGTCAAAGGTCATGGCTTGAATATTGTTTAACCCATTTACGAATTCTGCCAGGTCATTTTTTGCTGTGATTAGGTTTTTTGTTCCGGCTGTTGCACTTTTACTTCCTAATTTCTGTACTGCGGACACAGCGTTAAGAATTCCACTGGTATCAATTTCTTTTGCACCGGACAGTCCGGCAGAAAATTCCTGTAATGCAGAACCTACGCCACGAACAGAATTTGTATCAATGGAATCAAACTTTGATAAAGAATTAGCCAAGGCTGCAATTTCTTTTGCTTTTCCACCCTTAAATCCAGTAGCCGCATCCGAGATACTGCGAATCCCACTGGAAATGCTGGTCAATTTCCCTGTGTCAAAAGAAAGGCTTTGGGCAAATTTCAACATGCGATTGGCAAGTTCATCCATTGATTTGCTCGCTTTATTTGCATCTGCACTGATTTTAATTTGTAAGGAATCAATGTCTGCCATACCACACCGCCTTTACTGCAATAAAAAAGGAAGTGTCTGGCACTTCCAATAAAAAGAACGGCAAGCTTTGACACCTGCCGTTCCTAAAATTACTTTTTAAGATATGCTCTTGTAACTGCACCAACTTTTCCATCTACAGAAATTCCGACACTTTTCTGAAATGCCTTTACTGCTGCCGAAGTGTCTTTTCCAAAAGAACCGTCGATGTTGGTTTTTCCCTTTAAATTGGTTGCCGTCAAAAATCCTTTCAAAATCAACTCATGCTGTAACCACTTAACATCGTCTCCTTTCATGATTGACAATGCTTTGTAGTACAACAGCCTTGTAGGTTCTAGATATGGGTTTTCATGGCTTTTAGTAGCCTCGTAAACAGAATCTAACTCTTTATACCATACATTCATGTCTACGTTGCCATTTACGCCGCTTACGCGCCCTTTGGAGGTATATTGCCAGCCAATCATGTTTTGCACTTGTGGCTGATATTTCGTGTTGCAATTACCATTATTTTTTCCATACCTGGCAATCCACATAGGATAGTCCACACCGCCATACCGCTTGATGTAGGTATTGTAAAAACTTTCACCGGTATATACCCCAAACTGCAATCCGGCATCCGTGATAATCTTTCCGTAAGCATTGATAATGGCAATCAGATTTTTCCCCAGGTTCTTTTGACAATCATCCTCAACATCAAGCCAAACCATAGGTTTACGATTTCCAAGAATGGTAAGGACTCTTTTTGCGTCAGTTTGTGCTTTGGCTACGGTTTTTGCATAACTGTAATTATACACTCCCTGCACATTGACACCGTATTCTTTACAGTTTTTCCAGTTTTCTTCAAACTTTTTATCCGGTTTCAAATCTTTACGAATTACTTTCAGAATTGCAAAGCTAATGCCACTTTGCTTTACTGCCCACCAGTTAATTGAACCCTGGTATGCAGACACATCAATTCCTGTCAGACTCATTATTTTTCTCCTTAATTCGGGCTTTCCGGAAGTCCTTCTTCCCGTAACATTTTGATTCTTTGTTTCATTTCGTAGATTGCGATTTGCTCATTTGACTCCTGGTAAGACGAAGATTTTATTTCTCCATCGCTCATCACTGCTCTATCAATATATTTTGACTTTGCTTTTCGTCCACGTAGTCCATGGTCAAGTGCAACTACAAGTGCTGATATTCCATAATTTCCCCACTGCGCCCATGCAATTTCATCCTCCATTTTTTTCTTTAACTTATATCCTTTAAGGCAATACTCTAGCTTCTTAGGATTTAAGTGTTTGAATTCTTCCATGGAAATTCCGATTGCATAAGCCAGTGGAAAATATTCTTCCCATATTATTTTGTGCCAGTTTATTTCTTTTTGGCTTTTGGTCTTTCCTGTTTCATCATGTCCTCCAGTCCCGACAGCTTTAAAAAACCATCATCCTCAATGCACTGTTTAATTTCTTCGTACAGATTATGAAATGAAAGATTGTTTTCTTTCATGTATGCTTTCATCAGCGTTTTTGCCAGGTCCTGTGTGACTCCCTCATGATTCTCAAGCAATCCTGCATAAAAAGCAGTTTTGCAGAAATGAGGCATTTCTGCCACCATTCTGCCAGAACCGTCAATGACTTCTTCGGATGTGGGTTTCTCCACATTCTTTGCTCTCTTAATCACATAAGCACCGGTCATGGTTTCAAAAAGCATCTGAATTAAATCCCGGCACTCTGCCGCCTCAAATCCATACTCTAATTTATAAATTTCCCCACTAATTGTAATTTCCTTCATTTTTTGTCCTTTCCCCAACCTTATGTTGGAAAGGAGCCGTCCGGAGACGGCTCTCTTTTTCTTAAATCAATAATTCTTCTACCGAGTTGTCATAGTCAGTCACGGTAGATTTACGAGATGCTTTTGACTGACTTACGATTTTTTTGTCAATCTAATTTCCGTAGGATATCCATTTTCATCTTCGGTAACTGCTACATCGTAATCATCCTCAATCCATTTAGGTACGGTGCTTACAGATACCGTAGAAGTACCTGTTAAATGGTCTTCCGTTGCCTCATCCGGTGCAAAACTTTCCTGTCCGATAAAAGCACAAATTCCCTCGGAGCCTTTACCATCTGTTCCATACAAGATACAGAAATCCAGTTTTTTTCCTTCATTTGCAACCATTTCATCCTTTTTATCTTTCTCAAAAGCACCAGGAACTTCCATGGATGCTGCAGACCTTCTTCCAGGTTCCTGCGTTTCAACCAAATCTTCCAGAGTGGAAGTGTCTGTCATATTAACAGAGCCAAAAGGGGAGGGAATTGATTTTGCCCGGATGAGTAATTTGTATGTTCCTTCCCAGTAAGCACCTTCTTTTGGTGCGTCACTTTGTTCTTTGTAAATAATTCTCGATTTTAAACCAGTAGCCATTTTTAACCTCCATATTTTTTTGTAAAAAAATAGAGCCAATCGGCTCTAAAATTATAAAGTGTCGTTTGCTCCTATTATTCGTCGGAATCTTGCAATTCCACGATACACTCCGTTTTTGTCACTATATAATGGACTTTGCAAAACTTCAAATTGAAGTTTTTTAAACGAATCCATAATTGTTGCCATGATTATTCTGGCATCATTTTTGCTAGTGTTACAAATAACATCTACTTGAAAGGATTCTTCGACAGCATTGATTTTTTTTCCTTCCAGTCCCCTTCCTTTTTCTTTTCCTTCTAATTCTTTTACATACACCGTAGGAAATATTGGTTCAGACAAGGAACTATCCAAATCTGTCACGTTTGCCGCTGGATGTTTCTTTTCAATTTGCCGTTTAATATAAGAGTAGATTATAAGAGGCAAATCATAAACCCATTGATTTTCACTAACCATTTCGGAATACCTCTCTGGCCGTTTCAATTACAATGTCTCGCAGTTGATTGGCAGTATAAAACATAAAGGGGCGGGACTCCATTCCTTCCGTAAACCACCAGTCTCCATTGTCATCCTTGTAAAACCAACCATATCTTCCGTCTGAAAGCTGCCTAATGGTTTTCCCACTAGCATATTGCCATTCAATTCCGTCTGGAAATTTTCCAGGATATGGACTTTGCTTTCCTACAATTCCGGTTCCAAATTCAACAAACAGCGCATGGTCGGTTCCCGCAACTACCGCCCAAATACCGCCGCCTTTAACATCTTTTATATGTTCTGCATGAATACTTGAATTTAGTTCGTAAGTAAATACTGCATCCATCTGCATAATATACGCTTGTGCAATCTCTACGCCCTTTTCAGCCATTGTTTCAGCCAGTAGCCTACATTTATACTCTAAACTATTTTCGTAGTATTTAAGAGCATTTACGGCTGCTTGTATGGACTTTGTATCAAACAGATTGATGCTAATTGTATTTCCCATATCATTTTACCGTCTTTTGCAACAAGAACAAATCTGCCGTGAGTCCTTCATCGGCAACACCTTTTACAACGTAATCCGCAGTTTTGCTGTCTACAAGCCCGTCAGCATCACGACCTATTTTAGACTTTTTCCAGATAACATCACCGGCTTTAATCGGCAAATAGCCCTTGTCGGTCACAATCTGACAATAGGAGCTGGAATCATCAATGCCGAATTCCTTTACCAGTACTTCCGACAGCTTATTGCTGATGTTGGCAGAAAAAGATACCGGTTCAGAAAAACCGGTAGTCTCGCGCAAAACTACCGGTATCTTTTCTCCCGCAACCTCTATGTACTTTATGTCTCTGTTTTCGTCCCGTTCATAAATCGTGACTTTTTCTCCCTGCAGGGAATACTTCATATTCTGCTTGTTAATGTCAAGCATCTTTCTTCACCTGCTTGTAAATCTGATTTACACCAGTACTTGCCAAACCGGAAACAATGCCTACCGCAATAGCATTCAGTACATCATTTGCCGGGAAATCCGGAATAACATACATTCCTACTACTCCGAGAATGCCACCGACAATACCGACAACAACCGGGATGTAGTTATCCTTAATGACCGGAATCAGCTTCGCTCCAATACCGGCAAGATAGCAGATAACCACGATTGCAACACAAGTTCCTACCTGTGAAAAATCCATCATTCCTTACCTCCGTTCTTCAATCTTATTTCTTTTATTTCTTCATACATTTTAGTTGCCATTCCATTTCCACCAAGCGCATGATAAGCATTGTACATCTCGACAAAGTTTTCATACGCATAACTTGGAATTTCTCCCAACTTCATGTACTTATCGTGATACTCAATAAGTTGCACACGCAAAAGAAGCATTGTTCCCTTGCTGTTCGCATCCCTATCTTTCTTTTGCTGCTTTAGGAGCCAGACGATGTAGCCTAATAAAATAGGCAGAACAATCGTATACGTCTGTAATAAAAATTCTTTCACTTCATATCTCCTAACTATTTATTTGTTGGCACACCGCCCACCACCCTTAAAGTGTGCCGCCTGCAACTTTATTACTGGAATCAGTAACATGGTCACGCACAATCTTCTAAACCCCTCGATTTCGATGGGGTTATAAAACTTTTGCAAATGGAAAAACACCCACAAACAGTTCTTCACGGTCTCTCCATGTTCTCGACACTCCATTCTCTGAATAGCTTGCCATGAAGTTTTCACCGGCTTGCGATCTGTCATACACAACAAGATTAACCACCACGGACTGGAATTTCTCCATGTCCGCAGCAATCTTTTCTTCTGTATAGCTTTCAGGGTACATTCTTTTTGCCTTGATGTCCGTTTCTGCCTGTTTGATAAGTTGTTCCAATAAAGGATTTTCCTCTGGCATATCAAACACAACTTCTGAACTTTTATCATCAATATGAAATTGTTTCAATCTGATTTTTACCTGCTCCAAAGTCGTGTATTCTGACATTTCCAATTCCTTAAAGTTCAAACTTTTCAATCAAGATTTTTTTCAGTTCTCCACCGGTAATATCTTCAGCACCAGGAATTCCATGTTCTTTAGCAAGTGATTGCAGGTCTGCTGTACTCATACGCATGATTTCTGATTTGCTATACTGCTTAAAATTGTAATGCCCCGGATTTGTATCTTCCGGGACATTACTTCCTGCTTTATACCATTTTCCATTCAATTTGATTGTATGTCCTGCGACCATATCAATCCCTCCTACGCCACCTTCATAACAACAACGCTGTCCATTCCCTCAAAGGTAGGAAGTCCAATCATAGATACTACGCAATGAGTATTGATAGGATGGTTAGTAGAGTAGGTGTAAACTGAAATTCCAGTCTCAACAATAGAAAGATTTCCATCGGTAAGACTTCCACTTCTTTCCTCCGGTGTTTTTCCAAAAACATAATCTCCCAGGTAAACCCCGGCTGATTGTGCAGATACCACTCCAGTAGGAATAAAGTATTTTGTTTGTCCGTCCGCGGGGTCAATATACAATTTGTCGTATACTTCAATCTGAATTCCATATCCGCGCAAATACTCTGTAACTTGTCCCTGCTGTAACCGGATTCCTCCATTGTAAGCAGTAATTCCAAGCACTTGCTTTTTGGTATCTTCTGCCTTTAAAACCATTTCCCATGTTTCGGTGTTCATAGAATATCGAGTAAGGGAATATCCAGTCTTTTTTGCAAAATTTCTGGTTGTCTCAATCAAATCATCCAGTGGAGTTGATGTTTCCGGTTTATTCCACGCATCAGTTCCTGTAATCTCCACAAAATGGTCTTTTTTATGCTCCGCTCCATCATCGGAAGTGTAGTCTACATAGTAGCTTTTTCCGCCGATAGTTACTTGCACGCGAGGAATCCCATCTGCCGGAGCAAGCAACTGCCAAATCTGTCTCTCTGGAACAACTCTTGCTCCATCAATTAACATCATGGGCTTTTTACTGATTTCCCGAAGAACATTATTTGCTAAAGATACATTTTCTGCGCTCTGATAATTTGCATACTCCTGTTCTTCCTGCTCTGTTACCATGTAAGACTCACGGTAAAATGGCATTTTATTCTGGATATCAGAAAATCCACCGACATCTCTTAATTCTGCCTGTGCATCAAAATTAGATGCTTTCAGAGAAACAGGAAGACCGCTCTTTCCCTTAATAAATCTAAGGTCGAGACTATCCTGCTTTCTTGTGCCAAACTTTTGTCTTCCCAAATAAGGTGCGGAACCCAAAGTTTTTTCATAATTATTCCACATTACACCAAGACTTCTTGCTGTAAATGCCTGGCTTAAAGGTAATGCTGCCATATTTTAAATACCTCCTGTTTTACTCTGCAATCTGGGGCGCACCATAAAATGTTACCCTCGGAGTTGCTTTTCTCGCTGCATCTGCAATGGATAAAGATGTTACTTTTTCCCAATCAATCGTTCCCTGGTATACATAAGTGCCAGGTGCATCTCCCATAGTGACATCTACATCTTCCAGTAAATATCCTAAACACTTTGCATCATTAGACGGATACGGTGTGCCAGCCGGCACTACTTTCCTTCCATCATCACCTGCATTTACTCCACTCTGTCCAACAATACAAGCGGCTCCCTCATAGGGAAAAAACTTTAAAATTCCTTTTCTTTGTGTAAAATCTCTTTCAATGGGTTTTCCCATATTTTTACCTCCTATAAAACATAGTAATTTTTGCTTTCATTGCTTGCGGCATTGTTTCCAAAACTAATTTTTTCAGCATTTTCAACATCCGCGCTTTTTTCTTTTTCACTTCCTCCGGCACTTCCTCCACCTGGATTTGTAGAGTTATTTGCAATTTCCTGTTCTTTTGCCTGTGCCGCAGCGGTTTCTTTTTCAGAGATAATTTTTCCGAGGACTTCGTAGTCAACACTGCCATCATCCTTAATAACCTGTGCTGCCTGTTCAGTAGAAATGTTAAATTTTGATGCAGCATTGCTTCTATGCGTTGCAATGGTTTGTGCTTTTTCAAGTTCTGCAATTTTAGCATTGGCAGAATCAAGGTCTTTCTGTAACTTTTCTGATTCGGACAAATCCTTATCTTTCATCGCTGCGTATTCCTTTTCCATTTCCCGCAGTCTTGACAGTTCTTCGTTGTTTTTTGTTGCCTTTGCATTTGCTGTCTGAATATCCTTGCTATTTTCCGCAATGATTTTTTCAATCTGTTCGGCAGTCAAACCCATAGCAGCCAGTTCTTCTCTTTTCATAATTACCTCCGTTATGCCCTACGTTTTTTATTACGGTGCAACGACACCGGTTGACACTGCCGCTTTTATACGCTTGCGGCTCCGCGATTTTTCATAAATAAAAACAGTTGCCTATTTCTAAGAAACTGTCTCATTTTTCATTTGGTTTACAATTTCTTCTGCTTTACTCTTTTGTTCTTCTGCATTATCAATCGTTTTCCACAAAGCATCCAGATAAGGCTTTGATAGGTTAAATGTTTTTTCACAATCTCCCCAAAGCCCAACTGTCGTAATGGCAATAAGCGGATGAATTCCACATTGAAGAAGTTGTAATAATGTCTGTGATTTGGTATACATGTTATCTTGAGGACTGTGATTGATTTGTACTTCAAAGTCCCGGAGTGTAATTCCCAAATCTTTTACTTTGATTCGTATTACATTTAATGCAACTTTTGCCAGCCTTTTTTCTGCAGTTTTTACAACAGGGTCTTTTAGTTTTGCCCTGGATTTTGAAAAATCCCATCCATTGCGGAGTTCCACTGCTCCCTGAGTATCTCCACCGGTATTCCCCTGCTTGCTCGGAATTCCCAAAATAGACAAAGCACTATCAGCCAAATCCTCTTTTGCGACTTGTGTCTGTGTCTGATTAAGCTCCTGTGACATCACATCCACATCGGATTTGTTATCTTTGCTGATAGATTTCACAACCAGTGCATGGTTCATTTTCATTTTTTTGAATTCTTCTTCGTCAATTTCACAGTTGACAAATTTGTACCAGGCTTGAATAAACTGGTCTATCCCATCCATTCTGTCAGATTGTATGTTGTTAATCGCGTCAAGAATGTCAATGACTAATTCAATATCCGAAATTCTTTCATGGTTATTTGGATATTCCACAATGGGAATTCCTCCAAAACCATGTAATTTCCAACTTCCATCTATAATTTTGCTGTTCTTAATTTTGCACTCGTAAGATTCTGTATAGCAGAGCTTATATATTTCTCCTTTTTCATTCTTCAGCTCCTGTACTGCCAGAATAGGTTCTTCTGTGCTACGATTATAGATAATAAAAGTATTCAAAGGTGTCGGTGCTACTACTCGAATAGGAACATCTCCATTTACCATCTGGATAGCCTTGAAAGCAGTTCCTGTGGCGGACTGCCATTCTCCGGCTTTTATATCCTTTTCATGTTTATTGGCATCAGCTAAGTAATCATTCAGCATATCAACTGCTTTGTTAATGGCATTATCATCTTTTCGACTTACAAACTGAATCGGTTCGCCGTAAGTCTGACCAACTTTAAACTGCACCCACTCATAAGCATGGTTTTCAACAATTTTATTGGTAATATCCTCGTTGGAAACTTTTGTTCTGTACAATACCGGCTGGTCACCTTTGTAGTAATTCCACAAATACTCAATAATTGTTTTGTTATAGTAAAATATTCCGATGCAATTTCCTATAACATCAACAATGTTTTCAGCCGTAATCTGTTCTACATCCGTATATGCGATTTTTCTTCCGTGGCACCCTTTTACCAGGTCTTGAAAGCTGATTTTGTTCATTTTAACCCTACAAAAATGTCATTCCGCTACTGCATGTTCTTTTTGGAATATTTTTGATTTCTCGCTCTTGCGTCTTTACTCTGTAAACAACTATCTTTTGACATTTTTTACATTTGTAAATTTTATCAATTTGCGATTTTTCATCAACCATTCCAACCATTCTGTAGCAATTAGGACAATATACTTTTCTTTTCAATGTTTTTACCTTTACTTTTTTGCACGAAAATACCGCCCTGCGTTATACAAGGCGGTATTTGCACGAGGAAGAAAATTTGAATTACCATTTGGCGTTCTGCACATTATAACAATATCACTAATTTAATGTGACATTCAAGGACATTTTAGGACATCTTTATATTCGTTTCCATATTTTTTCTCAAATTGATTTAATGCTGTCCCATGCAATCGTATAGCTTGTCGGTAGGAATATCCCATCTCAACAGCAATTTCTTCAAATTTTTTGTTCTGAATATATCTGGCAAATAAAATATCATAAACTCTTTCGTCCTCCATGCTGTCTATCTGATTCACAATTTTATTTTTTTTATCAAAAAGAGCATCTATCATGGAGTCGATTTTTCGTTCCAGTTCGTCTATCTGGGCATATTTTGTTCCAATTTTATCTGTAACCGGAGTTGTCTGTACTCTTTCTCCACTGCAAAATCCCCCCAGACTGGCAGCCAATTCTCTAAGCTGTGATACTTCCGACAACTTATTATTTATCATTTTGTTCAATCTGTTGATTTGTTCCAAATATTCTTTCGTTGTCATTTAATACCTCCTGCTAAGAGAAAACGGGTTGGTAATTGCCTCTGCCTTTGCCATCGTTCCTGCTCTCATTTCATTTTCAAACAATGCTATGCTATCTGGCGCATCATCGTGCTTTACTTTTCCACTCCGTGTCATTGTGGTCAATTCTTTCATAAATTTGTAATACTGGCTTTGCCTGTCCATTTTTTTGAAATCACGAAAATAATAATCACGGATTATGTTATCCCTTGCATTTTCCATTCTCGTAATTTTGTTAGAACAGTTAAATTTGAACCTTGCACTGCATCTGCCTCCCTGGGACTTTACAATCTCCATAACATCTCTTCCAAAATATTCTCCAGCACTGTTGCTTTCAAACGTAACCGTTTTAACATTGTGTTTTACAATCATATTTGCACATTCCGGTTTTGTAAACTGCGTACCCGCATTGTCAAATACCACATCAACTATGTATATTTCATTCCCATATACATATCCAACCGGCATAGAACAACTATCTTCGCCTTTATCTGCGCTGTCACAAGCCGCCATAATAGCATCCGGTTCTCTATCTACCGGAAGTTCTTCAAAATAATTCAACTCGGTTTCGGAAAACATTCTTCCTTTTGCCTCGTATGGCTCCTGCTGAAACTCCGCAGCCCATGTCTCGTCAGAAACAAGTTTTCTTTCTTTCCGGTAATAATCTGTAGTAAAAATTTTTCTAAGACCTTTTTTATCTTTACGAAATATTTCCCAGTTGCTTTCATCCGTAATTGGGTCAAGTGCCGGAATCGCAACTTCCCTCCATCTCCAGCCTAATTCATCAGCTTTATTCTGTAACGCAGTTATAGGGTCATACAGACTGTATTTTGTTCCTTGTATGATAATAGGCGTACCTTCTAATCTACGCCCCAAAACATCGTCTGTAACTTTTTCACAAAGAAATTCTAACCTATCTCTGTTTCTTGCCTCCTCATGGTTTTTTACACAGTCATCAATGTATACAAGAACATTTGCCTCGGTACATCCTACGATTGCACCATCAATAGGACGGCATGTAAATGTAGGAAAAATATTTTTACTTTTAAGGTCTATAGAAAGATTTTCTGCGCTTTTGTACCCATCTTTGCTGATTTTAACAGCATCTGGAAATACACTCAAAAACCTCTGATAAATACTTTCCGTCTCGAATCCTTGCAGGAGCCCTCCGTAAAATCTTTTTACCAGTCCTTCACCTTTTCCGACACCTAAGATGCTTCCATCTGGGTCTCTGCCTCCCATCATCTGTGCCAGTTTTAGTCCTCCAGTGGTCTTACCAGTACGTTTTGGCTGCGAAACAGAAAGAAAATCAAGTTTTCCATCGTAGATTTCCTGGTATGCTCCGACTACCGGCTTTAGAACCCCTCTTCTTGGAAAATAAAATCTCTTCCACGGATCCTTTTCATCAATTTCGATGTAATAAAAAAAACTATCAACCAGATATGCCGCTTCATACATCAAAACATTGTAGAATTGCTCTAAAACCTTATATGATGTGTCATTATCTCCTGCGTATACTTCCAGGTCTGCAACTCTGCCACCAGTTTTATTTTTTACATATTGTGCAATAAAGGATTTTACTTTTGCCGATTGCTTTAATCCATAATCAATATCATTTTCCGACCGGAATGCAACCGCTAAAGCCTGTATGTACGCATCAATGACCTGTTCATCAATTCCCTTGCGCTGTATGTAATTGTCATAGCTGTTTACTGCCGATATAAGGCTTTGACTTGCCAAAAGAAAAGAGCCCCCTTTCCTCAAATTTTGGAAATTTGGCTCTCTGCGTAGGCACTCTACGACTGGTGCTCTGAAAAGCTATATTTATCTGCCATATACGGCATTATTGTTCCACTCGACTTCCTGTTCGTCAAGATATTTATGGCGAACCATATACCTCTGTATCTTTGATTCCGGGTAATTTACAATCTGTCCTGTCATTCTCACATACACATCATGGCTTGCTTCTGCTCCTAAGAGTGATTTACACCAGCTTTTAACCACAACACCTATCTGATTTTCCTCGACAACAACAATATCTCCGAAACAAAATTTCATCGTTCTACTCCAATTCTATTGATTTTTCCACATTTTGGGCATTTGATTTCAGCCTGTCCGTTGAATTTGCCTAAAAGGCGGTTGCAATGCTGGCAACGCTTTTCAAACAGTCCCTCCGGCTTCATTGCCTGCCGCAGCGCATCACGTTCTATGCTCTCAATTACTGCTGTCATGCTCATTACTCCACCAACTTTCTAAGCACCATTCATAAACATATTTCCAAAATGCAAATCATTTAGTGCTTTTTCTAATTCGTCTTTGTACCTAAATGGACTTAAAGGGCTTTTTATTTCTTCCCTCAATATAGGCGACATATTGTCTATTAAAATGCTTTGTGTAGCACTTGCAAGATTTTGTGGTGGCAAATCCGCTAAAGCGCATAACTCCATTCTTTTATGGTCGCATTTTTCAGATTTAGGGCAATTTTTACATTTTTCTGCTAATTTACTTAAAGGTTCTGCCATTACTACACCAACTTTCTGCCGCACATCGGACAAAACTCAATATTGAAATATCCCATAGCCGCTGTATTTGCAAAAATAACAATGGCGGGTTTATTGTCTCCGAAATTCTTCAAAATCTGTGCTTCTGTCAATTCTGTTTCATTCGCACATTTATGAATTTTAATGTCTTCTCCGCAGATTGTATTTTCGTCATGCCACTTTTCACAAAATTTACACATGCTTATTTTTCAACCTTTCCATTAACCGTTCACATTTATCAAGATTTTCGCAAGTAATGTTGTTTAAGTATTTTTCGTTTTTGTCAGATACTTTTGTTATATTCATTTGTATCAGTTTCGGTTCAAAATCTTTACAATACTGACAACAATCTTGAAGAATAAGGTGAAATCCATTCATGAAAAATTCCTCCGTAACCCATGCAGACGGAATCGAACCGCCGACACACATCCTATGCGGATGCCGTTCTGCCACTGGAGATATACATGGGAATCGCACAGTAAAACCTTTTATTGCTTGCGCTTGCAATAACCAAATGTGCACCACCTACTTGTCACTGACTATCCACAATCTCACAGTCTTGTCTGTTCTCTACTTCATAGGCTTGGTTTTCGCTAAACATATGTGGCTTACGTTTTAGCTAGGGAATAGTTGCACGGAGAGTCGAACTCCGTCAGGCCAAACCATGCCAATGCATTTCAAATCTGCAAATTCTACTTTGCAAAGAGTTTTCTGTTCCCGATAATACAACTACTATCCATACATCTCCCATCGACCTGAACTATTGCAGTAGTGCCAGACTAAGTGGAGATAAGGATAAACACGCCCGGAAAGTATCGAACTTTCGTTAGAGGTTTTGGAGACCTCTTTCTGACCAACAGACAAACGTATATAAAGTTTTCACGATTTTTTGAAACTTGAAACGGTCAAACTTTTTCATTACTTTCCAAAACAAGAGGATTTGTCGCCACCTCAACAAAGCTACTTTCTAGAATTTTCACTTCTCAATAGCAACCACTGGTCGAATCCTTCATCGACGCACGCCGTACACAGGATTCGAACCTGCAAGCCTTTTACAGCCAACGATTTTCAAGACCGCTCCCTCGCCACCCGGACATACGGCAAATATGACAGTGTAGTGGAACTGCCATATCTGAAATTGCTTTTGCCACTACTTTGTACAATTTCATGCGGACTTTCTACCGCTTACGGCAAGGGTTCGTACCATGTCGTAAGTTAGCGCAGTGTGTAGGGCTCGAACCTACAAGGCGAACAAACGCCCGACCGGATAGCAACCGGCTCCAATTCCAATTATGGGAACACTGCATAAACGGTGGTTTTTTACTTGGTTATCACCACCCAAGGATTTTTTAGTCAGCCGCAAGCGGCTCCATCCAGTTCCCTGTGCTAAGTTTAACCGGTATATTGATTAGCACCTGCATTTCTCTAATAAATGCCCTCGGAGTGTACTGGCAATATCACCAATGGAAAGTGCCGGAATCGAACCGACCTCACGGATTATTGGTGCACCTCACCGTAATTGCAGCCTTGCGATATAGCTTTCCTCAAAAAGAGCCGAACCTCTAACGATACGGCTCTTATACTTTCTTAGCCGAGTTTATATTCTTCAGACCAAGCCAGTGACTTTTTCAAAGTTTTGTGGGTTCTTTTCATCTGCGATTCACTGGCAAGGTCTTTCCGGGGACTTCATGCCTCGTAGGTATAGCCTGATATGCGAACCCATGCAAATTCCTGCCATACATTCTATCCAGCAGTCTTCTGGAGTTTATGAAAATTTCAACACCAATCCAGACAACGAGATGAAAAACAATTACACCATATACATTTACAATCATCAAAACTCCCTCGCTTTCTGAATTTTCGTTTTCATGGCTTGTGGTGGTATCGATCCACCCTATACAGATTTTCAGTCTGTCGCTAATCCGTCTCAGCTAACAAGCCTTAAAGCTATCCGGCGTATCGCAACCGTATAGAGGTCTCATTTGCGAATTTTCCTCTGCGCTTTCACGGTATTCCCGAAGAAATTGCACCAGATAGCAAAATAGGATTCCCGCAATACTCGACACCTCAATCATGACACCATGACAGTGTTTGATTTTACGGGGTTGGACATACGAACGGCCTTTCCCGGAATTGTCATCGTGTAATGCCCATGTGCGTTTTCACGCTCAACCAGCGAAGTCAAGCGTGACATTTTTTTATATTCGCAGGGCATCCGCCAGTTTCCTGCTAGTCGGTAGCTATCCAACCTCGTGGGGAAAGAAAGACTCGAACTTTCGATGTTTCCAATGTCACGGTTTTACAGACCGCTGCAATCGCCGCTATGCACATTTCCCCAAATTTACCAGTTCTTTTTTACAACGTTTCACTGGCATACCCGTTGATTGTTTTTTAAGTGGTCGCTCCACTAAATGGATAGGTACGGATTTGAACCGTACATGATTGGTATACCTCCCGCCATCTAAGTTGCTGGCTACAGCGGATTATCTCACAGCAATAGTGTCTGCCATTCCACCACTATCCACGCCCATCTTATGACTGCAAGGGCTGTGCAGGGTTAATCAATCTCTGTCATTCGACTGCCTGTAGTACCACCTATTAGCTTTGAAGATTAACAGCTCCTGGTGCCACTCTCTAAAAGCCAGGAGTTAGCATACGCATTTCTGCATTAAGGAAGTATGCTGGTCCCTGCCGCAGTTCTTTGCTCTCCGTCATAGAGCGGGAATCAACTACAGCAAAACCCAAATCCCCACAAGCCTTATGACGGCTCTTAACAGCATTCCGCTATGGGGAGAAAGGAATCTTTACATGAGTCGTTAGCAAACCCATGCGCTGGGCTAACCAGATTCGAACTGGTGATACAGGAGTCAAAGTCCTGTGCCTTACCGCTTGGCGATAGCCCATTATTCCCGGCAGTAAAGACCATCTGACTGCCGGGTCCCGTGATACATTTCGATTCGTCTGTACAAATTACTCACAGCATCTGGGGGTTGGACAAAAAATACCGCTTTCATCCGCACAGACCTATCCGTGACATCATGCCTTGTCTTGTCAGCTACATATCGTCTAGTAACTGACGATGGTCTAATTTTTATGAATTTAAACCGGTCTGCAAAATTGATTATGTTTTCAATTAAGCAAATCGGAATAATTCCGCAGAGTATATTCAAAATCTTCATACCCACATAAAAAACACAGCCATAATAATTGCAAACCCAAAAATCAATTCTGTGAATTTTCCTTCTCTTTCTTTTGTTTTGGAGCAGTCAATAAGCACTACAAATCCCGCCAGTGTAACTAGGAAACTTACCATCAGTTTAATTGCAAATATCACTTCTATTCTTCCTCCCATTCATCCTGCTTTCAACCTCTGCCAGAACCGCTTGAACCAGAAATCTTGAAAATTGAGAATCGTCCATTTTTAAAAATAATTTACACTGCCGATTCAGTTGTTCCCAGTCGGCATCCGTCCTTGGTTCAAAATTCTCTTTATGAATTCTCCAGATTGCGGTATAGGTTTCTTTTACTTCACTTGTCATTGGCTCCTTTACCTCTTTCTTTTCCTCAGAAGAATTCTCTTCCCTTTTCTCTGCATGGTTCATTTGGCAAGAAAAAAGCTGCAATATGTTTGACCTTGGCTGCTTAATTCCATGTCCCTGCCGGAACAGTTCACATTCCAAAATGTCCCCACAGTATTTACATTCATCATTTATCTCTTTGCCAAAGATTTGCATGGCTCTAATCCTTCTTGCAGGCTTTTTCCAACTCCAGATACTTTGTCAAATACCAATGCGCCTTTGAAATATCCTCGGAACCATTTTTATTATTATGCCGGTAAAGATACTTAAAGGCATTGCAGATGCAAAAATCTTTTACCGCATCAACCCCCTGCGTTTCAAGCATCACATCTATGCACTCATATTTTCCAGTCTCATAATGGCTGGGATGATTAACATTATCCTCCACATGGATTTCAATCTTTCCAGGTTGCATATCCTTAGGCATAATTCTTTCATTCACCTGCTCTACACTTCCTGTCTTAAAATTTACTTTCGAGAAAAGAGGTACCCACATTCCCAGAGGTAAATCCTTCTTAGCAACAAAATATAAATAATCTCCTTCCAGTTTTGAATAGCTGATTTGATAACCAAGGTTATTAAGTGCTTTCTCTGTATTCTCCACTGCTTTATTTATTTCCCTTGCTGTTCCTATATCCATTTGGTTTCCTCCAAAAAGTGGCTTTTTATTTTTGTAGTAATTTAAGGCACTCAGTAGGGGTTATTGAATGGTTTTTATTAACCCCCTCCCCATATGCTCTGGTAGTTGTTCTTTCGTATGCCGTTATTGTTTTAATTGTTTCACGCAATGTGTACAATTCTTTGAAAGTATCGGTTAAATTGTTATTTAACACGATACAACACGTTTCAAACCCGCATAAATACAGGCTTTTAAATTGTGTCTATTGTGTCTGCCGTGTTTCCATTGCTTTTCGTGTCTGACAAGGCGTTATTGTCTGAATATTCACAAGGTTTTAGCTGTGGCAATTCAGCCGCCGTCAATGTCTGCTTATTGCTCTGCTCTCTGGACACGCCCGGCAGATTCCAGTTGTAGTGCCGGTTTAAAATTGCTAGGATCCCAACCGGGTTTCGCTTTGCTGTTGCCAATTTTGCGCTCAAAGACTCCTCTCGAAATTGCGATATTTTTTGGCTTATCTCGGAACACGTTGTGCTAAGCTTATTTTCCCCATCCTTCCAGGCTATTAGTGTATCTTGATTGATTCCGGTTAATAAGCTAAATCCAACCGCTGACACTTCTTTGTCATACATCATGCATAAATATATATAACAATCGCATATTTTATTGATTAACTCATAATTATACGCATTATAGTTGCTTACTCCTCCGGTAAAAGCACCGGTAGTATTTACAAGCGTTTTTGACTTGAGACAACCGGGAGCATTGAAGGCGTGCATCCTGATGTACATCAAGGCAGCATTCCAAACGTTCTGGCTTTCGTCTTTCATGTCAGAAATTTTCTGCTCTTCGCAAAATTGAGACAAATACAACTCTATGTCGGTTGTAAAAACATCCACGTTGTTTCCTCTGTCCTCTACATGCTCCATGTTCTCACCTCCTGTTTTTGGGCAACAAAAAAATCGCCATCCGTCACTTAATAAGCTACATTTCTGCAAACTGCTATACCCGTTGTATAACAACAAGTACAAACAGCGTGCAGAACGTAGGTTAAAAGTGATAGGTTAGCGACTTCCTACCTTTTTCGGCCCGGTTTCCCACGGAGTCCTAAGACGCGGTAAAAGGGGAATCAAACAAGGCGTCCTCGTCCGGGTTGGTGCAACCCTCCAAACTAGTTACAAATTAACACGGCTTGAGAAAATCGTCAAGCGGATTTTGAAAATTTTAGTAATTTTTTCCAAAATCCACTCTTTTGCACCAGCTTTTCGATTTTTCTTTTGGGGCACCCTTTACGGGTGCCCTTTTCTTAAAAATTCTTAAAAATCTAAAAGTAAATTAAATAATATACATATATCCGCGCGAGTTTGCTTGCGAAAGTGCTTGCGATTTTGAAAAATGCAAAGTCTGGAAACCATTGATTTTACTGGGTTTGAGCCTTGTCGTTTGCTTGCGATTTTGCTTGCTAACCTCAAAAACCTATGGTAAAATTGCACAAAAACAGGTTAATTGTTTTAGCAATTTAGATACCTCAAACGCGGTAGTTTTGGCTGTAAAATTTCGTTAAAATTTAACAAAAATTTTCTCCGTTTTTCACAAAAATAGTGGCTATATTTCAAGCCACTAAATTTTATATGTTTGGGTTGTTCCCCTCCTGTTTTATAACATGATATATAAAAAGCCAATAGTTAATTGCAATTATTTTTTTTTTGCGTTTTGCTCCTGGATTTGGTGCAACCATTCATTCGCAGCTTGCAAATCCTCCGGCATATCTCTATATGCAGATGCCTTTTTCTCCGGCTCTTGAACGGTCTTTTGCTGGACTTGCATCAATTCCTTTTCCCTGTCCTCCAAATAAGCCAGCACCGCCGCTACTGCTATATCGTTTATGTTGGCGTTTACCGCCTTTGCCCTTTCTCGCGTCCCTTTTGGTAGCCTTATTTGTGCCGTGTCAAATTTTGCGCGGTAATTTTCTACCGCCCTGCGTGTGTATTCTGCTGTTTTTGCCATTTGGAAAACCTCCTATTTATTTTTATCATATTATATAACATATTATATAATGATGCAATATAGAAATTTACACAAAAATTTATATATTATTTTATATGATTTTTATATAACTTTTTATATAAAATGTATTGACTCATGCTATATAACATGCTATAGTTAATACAACAAGAAAACAATAAAACCCAAAAGGAGGAAGAAACATGAAAAGATATAAATATCACCACACTGCCCTGACACGCGGCTACGTGTCAGTAAAATCCGAAGGAGTCCGGGAAGATTACACCGGAAGATTTGGAACTGGCTATACGATAAAGAGAAACAATCCGGACAGCACCCGGTACTGCTACATTGATTACTATGTAGCAATGTGAAAAATGAGAAAGTGAGGAAAAACAATATGATTATAGGAACTTTAATGAATGGGAAAAAATGCGTATATGATTTACCAAGCGAGATTAAGACAGCGGAGCATATGCAAAGCCTTATATATGGCTACAACAACGGCAGACTTGCAGAAAGCCAACGCCCGGAGCTTTACAACCAGCCTAAATTATTAAGCCTTAACGGTCCAATGTGGAACGGATACGGAACTCTCAAGAGTACAGGCGAGACGGTCGCAATTATACGCTATGAAAAACCGTGTAAATTTTAGCCGAAACGCTCCGCCCTGGGGCGTCAGCCGCGGAATAGCCGCCCGGCTCCGATGATGGCAGGCTGGAAAGGGAAAAGATATGACAGTTGCAGAAAGAAAGATAAATACAGAGGATTTGATAAGCTTTGAAGAAATCGCAAAGAAGCATGTAGCCGGGGAATATTTAGCGATCGGAAATGACGGGAAAAGCTATAATGCTTCATACGTTCCGAATTATGAGCCGTCCGGCGTGATGTTCTTCTGCATTCCGGCAGATGTTGAAATCTTAGGATATTTAGAAGTTGTTTAAGTCGAAACCGCCGCCCGGCGGTCTGGTGTAGGGTTGCAACCTTGCCACTGATGAGACAAGCACACGAAAGGATGGTTGATATTATGGAATCTATGGAAAAATTGCAGAAACAGAAAGACGATGCGAAAGCCGCTTATATTAAAGCCCGGGACGAATGGGCGGACACCAGAACCGCCGAAAATATCAAGGGTGACTTTGAAAAATGGAAAATTGTTTGTGATAGAAAGCGTGATTGTATGCGCTTTGGTGTACTTATTTAAGCAAGCGGCGGCGTTTTCCGGGGTTCGATTCCCCGGCTTGCTTTTACCCGGAAACGGAAAAAATAAAAAATGGAGGAAATGAGCATGGGATGGATAGAAAGAGAATACCCGTTACATTTGTATATTGTAGAGGTCAAGTATAGTGGAGATATAGCAATAGCAGATGTAAGAGCAAAAAAAGATCCAAAAGAAAAAGATAATAAAAACGGATTTACAGAGAATTATAGCAGCTATGAAGATGCAAAAAAAGCCGCGAAAAACATAGCAAGTCAACTTAATATCAAATGTGGTTTTTAGCCGCCGCAGAGGATGCCCGCCGGATTACTACCGGCGGCGGTTTTTGCATTCAAAAAAAAGAAAGGAAAATAGATGCATGAGTAATTTTTCAGAAAGTCAAAAGATGCTTCGGGACGCGTCAGCAGAATATGGGAAAATTGCCGATGCTCTCCGCCGCCTTATGCGCGGGGAAGTGTCCGCGGAGGAAGTGAACGCCGTGACAGATACGGCGTTGAAAAATGTTGACAACTTAATAGAGGAGTACAGCTAGGGGCGTTAATTTGTCCTTGCTTTTGGCGCATATCTTGACATCCGGAGCGCGGGCGTGCTATGCTTAATTTGTATGCATTTGCACCGTTCCACGCCATTCTGGCGGCAGAAAATCAAGGCGTATCTGTATTTATCATACAATTTTACGCCTTGAATCGAAAACTTCTTAAAAATTTTTCCACGAAATTTGGTCAAAATCTGAAAAAGTTGAAAACGGTTTTTTCGGACTGGAAATTAAGGTAGGGGGGTATCAAATTCTCCTGGATTATTTTTTGAAAAAATTTTTGAATTTTATTGATTGAATTTTGAAAGCAGTATTCTATCCTCCGGCAAATCGCCAATTTCCCGTGACATATCTCCTATTTTATGATAAAATAATGAAAAATTTCAAAAAAAGTCTCGAAAAATGAGATTTTTAATAAACATAGAGGGAGAAATGCTTATGAAACGAATCATTCCATTACTACTATCTTTATCACTTCTTATTTGCGGTTGTGGGTCACAGACGAACACTGTAGACCTTACACAGAAATCACAAGAAACACCAAATGTATCACCAGTAGAAGAATCAGAAACACCACAGCTTTTTGACAAGGATGTTGATATTATCTTGTCTGCTTACGATTTCAACAACGTAGGAATCGAACAATATGTGGCAGATTATAAAAAAGATAATCCTGATGCCGTGGTAGAGGTATATGACGATGACCACTACAAATTGACAATCAAGGAATCAAAGAGACAAGCTACACTAGATGAGATATTGAGTAAAGATAATCTTAACTCTACGTTTCAACAAATTTTTTCTGATGAACAGTATGCTTCTCTAAAATCAGTAGACTACAACGATGATTTTTCAGAGTTTACTTTTTATGCAGACAAGGAAGAATACGAAGCTGACAATCCTTTTATTCCTTTTGGTGTAGCAATTATATGTGGAGTATTAAGTGATTCTATTCAGGCGTACAATTTAGTTCCACCGGAAGACAGAGACTTCAATGTTCTGATTGTAGACCAAGATACAAACGAAGTTATTTACGACTTATCAGAGCATCAAGATAATTGATTTTAAGAGCATCTTCGGATGCTCTTTTTATTGCAAATCTATTCTATTTATTGTATAATATAAATCAGTTAGGAAGATTGCACCAACCCGGACGAGGGTGTCTATACGAATCTTAGGACTCCGCGGGAAATCAGACCGAAAAAAGATTGGAAGTTCGCTACTCCAACAGTAACAGGGGTAGTGGGCTTTTTTTATGCTCTTCTACTCTTTCACAAATCATTCCGGGAGGTATTAGAGATGAACGAATTAGAAGTATTTAGCAACAATGAATTTGGTGAAGTAAGAACTGTTGTGATTGATGGAAAACCTTATTTTGTGGCAAGTGATATTGCAAAAGCGTTGTGTTACAAGAACACAAGCAAGGCAATTAAAGACCATTGTAGGTATGTAGCAAAACGTTATATACCGCATCCTCAAAGCGAGAATAAGACGATAGAGGTAAATGTGATTCCAGAGGGAGATATGTATAGGCTTATCTCACATAGTGAATTGCCATCTGCTGAAAAATTTGAAAGTTGGATATTTGATGAGGTTCTACCATCCATTCGCAAAACCGGAACATATTCTGTGGAGCAGTCTACACCGAATGTACCTATGACCTATCGTGATGCCGTGGCACAACTTTTGAAAAGCCTTGACCGGGAAGAAGAATTGAAAGCACAACTTGATACTTCCAAGGACTGGTACTCTATCAAACGTGTAGCGGCTCTAAATGGTGTATCATGGAAACGTTTTGACTGGCGAAAGCTGAAAAATGTCGGAAAAGAAATGGGATATGAAGTTAAAAAGATATTCGATGCAAACTACGGAGAAGTGAACACTTATCACAAGTCCGTATGGGAAAAAGTGTATCCGCAGTATGAATTGTAAGCCAGCACGATTTTGTGCAGTCAAATTATGTTTAATGGAAAAAATCGGAGGAAAAATAGATGAACGAATTAGTAAAGGTAAATTTTGAAACACAGACAGTATCCGCAAGAGAATTGCATGAGCAGTTAGGCATTGAAAAGAGATTCAGCGCATGGTTTGAAACTAACAGCCAAGGTTTTGTTGAGGGAGAAGATTTTACTGCTGCGTACCTCAAGGTACAGAGCAATCAGTACGGTGGAGAAAAGGAACTCCAAGATTACAACATGACTGTTGATATGGCAAAGCACTTGTGCCTTATGAGTAAGACAGAAAAAGGAAAACAGTGCCGCCAGTACCTTATCGACCTTGAAAAGGCATGGAACACACCGGAGCAGATTATGGCACGGGCACTGGATATTGCACATAAGACCATTAACAGCCTTAAGGAAGAAAATCTTGTCATGAAGCCGAAAGCAGAATATTTCGATGAACTGGTGGAAAGAAATCTTTTGACCAGTTTCCGCACCACGGCAAAGGAATTTGGAATAAAAGAAAGTGCGCTTATCGGATGGCTCATTGAGAACAAATACATTTACCGTGACCAAAAAAACAAGCTATGCGCTTATGCCGCACCAAAGACTGACGGACTGTTTGATGAAAAAGAATATACCAGTAAGCACTCCACCCACGCAGGAACGCAGACTTTGATTACTCCAAAGGGCAGAGAAACTTTTAGAATACTGATGAAAATTTAATAGAGAACATTTAGAAATAGGGCTGAAACGGCTCTATTTTTATTTTCTTGAAAAAACTCTTGACTTGTAACTTGTAACGCTATATAATGTAACTCGTAACAAGGAGGTGATAATCATAGCACCTAAGAGCAGAGCCGATTACATGAAAAAGCGGAGGGAGAATACCAAAAACTTTAGTGTCGAAATTGAAAAAGAGAAGTTTGACAAGTTAGAAGAAAAACTCTCTGAAAAAGGAATCACTAAAAAGGAATGGTTTAATACCAAAGTTGATGAAGAAATCGGTAACAATTAAAAAGTGATTGCCAGTCCGTCAAAACTTTAGCAATCACTCTTCTGCACCACTCTCAAAGAGATGGTAAAATTATTTTATCATCTTCTCTTGAGAAAATCAATTAAAAAGGAGAAGAAAATCATGGACAAATTTTTAGAAATCGTATTCGAAAGTCAGATTATCAACACAGCGGAAAAAGGAGATAAAGCATCGGAATATTTTAAGCCGTTCTTCGATAAATTGCAGGAAATCGTAAGTGAAAAGGTATTTGAAGAACTCATGGATTCTTTTTCAGAATGTGAAGTGAATACTATTAACTACTATGCCGTTGAGGGAATGAAGCTGGCAATCGGTATTATGAATGGTTCTTACGTTCCACAGATTTAGGAGGTAGCATATGACGGAACTGGTAAACGTTGAGGGAACGGATTTATATATAAAAAATTATAATAACAAAATGGTTGTAAGTTTCGATGATATATGCAGTGTGCATAAATGCGATAAGAAAAGGCTTTCTAGGCATTTTGAAAGAAAAAGAAGATATTTCATAAAAGATATAGATTTTTTTGAGGTTACAAGAAAAGAGTTAGGCGACCTGGTGTCGCCTAACGAAAAAATAGTAGGAAATCCCTACCTCAAAACATATTTATTCACTGAGACAGGTTATCTTATGATTGTAAAATGCCTTGATGATGATATAGCATGGAACATACAAAGACAGCTTGTTAATGGATATTTTGCAGGAAAGTTCCAAAGCAAGGAACAAAATGATATTCCGCCGGAACTAAGAATCCCGTTACAAATGGACTGGGCAAAACGCCAGAAATACAAAATCAATGTTATCTGTGAAAACTTTGATTGCACTTATGCCAAGTACATTTCCCGAATCATCGGCTTAATCGGAGAAACCTATGATTTTGATTTTGCAATGAAAAAATATGAGGAACTGACCGGTAAGAAACCCAAATATGCCATGGATGCCATTGGATATTTCCCAGAACTACAGAAAATGGCTACCGATATTATCATGTTTGATTACCAGGATATGCTAAAAAGGTCGGGACTGAATCCTTAACTTTCAGCCAACTGCACCAGCGTACAGACATTGACTGATTATCTGGTCTGCCAGAGCGAACACTTCTCTCCCATAGGTGGCAAGGAAATCTGCTACTATCTCCTCTGTTTCTACCGGCATGTAGATGTCGTAGGACAGGCAGAAAGCGTGGCATAATTCATGGCAGAGAACACGTTCCTGGAACTTACCAGATATTCTGTCAGAAATATAAATACATCTTGTAGTCCTATCCGTCATACCGAAAGTAAACGTATTGTCGGAGCGCATCAGCATAGAGCTGTGCGGGGCTACAAGGTGCAAATCCCATTCAATTCCATTTATCTTGAACATTTCTACACCGCCTTTCAAATTGTTTCTAAAAAGGGAGCCTAGCGGCTCCCTTCTATTTTTTAGGGAATTTTTGCTACCAGAGTGCTAAGTTTGGTTTTTAACAGTTGGTTTTCCTCCGGTGTAGAATCCTTAATCATGCCCAGAATATCCTCGGACAACTCTCCCATGTAAATCCCAAGGTCACGCATTTTTGCCTCTTTATCCTGCTGGGTATTGCCCCGGTGGAGTTCTTTGTTCTCCATGTAGGTTCTACGGCTCATGCCACTTTTTCCCTCTCTGGGGTCGCGCATGTCGTGGTGCATCTCTACCGGTTCAGTGTAGTACATTTTTCCGATAGTTCTGTCCATGTCCCGGTACATCTCCGGTGTCATGTGGTAGTAGGGCGGCTCCTCGTAGCCCCGGCGGTATGTTCCGTGCCCTTTCGGTGCAAATCTTCCATCCGCATAGCGGTAATGGTCATAATACCGGCGGTCACCGTACTGGTCAAACTTTTCCATGATTTCCTCATTGTCAGACTCCTGCATTGCCTTTACCAGTGTGCGGTAGTACATACTCTCGGACAAATCCTTAATCATGTCGACAACTTTGCCCATCTCGCAAGTGTCTACATGACTTCCTTTTTGATTAAATTCCTCCGTAGCGCACTGTGTCAGTTTTTCCAGCATTTCGTGCATTCTTTTGATGTCCATATTATTTTCCTCCCTTCATCACTGCTGCCTGTGTTACCGGAATACCATCGCCGTTGATTGCGGCAAGGCGTTCATCCGGTGTGCAACAGGGATTGCCCAACATGCGGAACAGACCGGAATCACTGGTTGTCTCTACACAGGTTGCATAGCGGGTTCGGGTTCTAAGACCGGATGCCACTACCTGTCTGCAATTTTTCTTTACCATGGGATAAAGCACCGGACCGCCGCCGATGGTAATATAGACTGGCGCATTGATTGTTGTGGTATCGGGAATAGCCTGCGCCACCACGATGCACACTTTCCGGTTATTTGCATAACTTCCGGCGGGGAGGTCAATAACCAGATTGCCACCGGTAAAAGTTACAGACCGGGAAATAATGAAATTGTCGCATAAGCGGCATACATTTTTACATGCCATAAATTTTGCCTCTCTTTCAAAAAAATTAAGGGATAGACTTTCGCCTATCCCTTATTATCAGCCACGATTGGCGAAAGCTGATTTGATTTCAGCCAGTTCATTCATAATTTCTTTTTGGTTCTTCAGTATCTTTTCCAGATACTCGCCGTTTTGACGGTGCAATTCCTTTAACAGCACATCGTTAGATGCCTGCTTTTGGTCTTGCTGATAACCCAAAGTCTGCAAAATTACAGAAAAGATTGTCAGCGCATCCAGAAACGATATTCCTTCTCCATTTTGATTCTGATTGCCCATTAAGCACCACATCCACAGCATCCGTTATTGTAAGCGTATGCGTTAGGATTGGGAACAACGTATGCTGGAATCGCAGTAGGATTTACCGCGTTGATGATTTGCTGTGTCTGTGCACTCATGGCAGTGGTCAGAAGAGCATTCTGACGATCCTGAGAAGCGGCTATGCGCAGATCGTTGTTCTCTGCCTGCAGAGTAGCGATCTTATCCTGACATAAGTAGTCAAGGATTGCTCTTGTACCGGCATTCTGACTGTCGATAATGTCACGAGTGTTGTTATTCATGGTGCTCTGCAATGCGCAAGTATTCGTTGCCATATTGTAGTTTACACCCTGAATAGCTTCACGGGTATCGCAGCAACATTGTGCTAACTGTGCCTGTAAAGCGTTAGCATTCTGCATTCCTGCTACGGTGTCTGCATTGATAGCCTGTTGTATGCCATAGCCGGTCTGTAAAATGTTGGTATTTACGCCATTAAATCCGGTAAGCATACCGTTGTTTACAGCGTAGAATCCGTCACACAGACCGTTGTTGATTCCGTCCAGTTTACCGATGATAGACTGGGTGTCGAACCCTCTTTGCAATGCAGAATCGGTGTAGTAACTGGAATTAGAGCCATTACCGCCCCAACCATTACCGCCCCAACCTCCAAAAATCGCAAAAATTACGACTATGAACCAGAGCCATCCACCGTCACCAAATGCACCATTATTTCCGTAGCCATTTCCGGCAGCCGGAATAACAGGCATGGTAAAAGGACTGTTGTTTGTTTCAAACATATTAGATTACCTCCATAATTTTATTCATAAAGAGGTCTCCCGGGTTTTGTGCACAAACCTCTAATATGCTGTTAAAAAGGAAACTGACTTTTTATCTGTCTTATTACATCATCAGGATTTATACCTTTCGTTTTGCAGATGTTTCTCGCAAGATTTTCTACTCCTTGGAAATCACCTTTTTGAGCCATCCCATAAGCGTTTTTTACCATGTCGTTAGACATGATCTGGCTGTTTCCCATCATTTTTTGAACAAACTGCTGTGGATTCTTCATTCCTTGAAGAAATTGCATCGGATTTATATTCATTCTGCGTCTCCTTCTTCTTTAGGCTGCCGTGTCTTAGCGGCTGTCTTTTTCCCTATTGATTCAGACAGTGATTGCAGTCTTTTTTCTATCTCGTCAAAACGCTGCATAAATGCCGCTGTGGTTTCGTCTGATAGGTCAAATTTCGATTTTTCTGTTCCGATGGATAAATTTTTAGGGTCTGCATCTAAAACAGGTTTATAAAGCCTTGTATAGATTTTCCCGTCTGCTCCCCAGGACTTTGCATAAATTTCAGATAAGTCCTGTTTTGGAAAAAAAGCGGCATTGCCATCCATAGGAACCTCGTTAGGCGCTATGCTTTCAACGGACGGAACAATTCTTCCATACATTGGAATGGTCTGGTTCTGCGCCGCACCAGAAAATTGCGGTTGCTGGTATTCCTGCTGAAACCCTTGTGGAAGAAACTGATTGTACATAGGGTTACGGTACTGTGGGCTATAATAATTGGGATTCATTATCTGCGGCATAACGCTCCTCCTTATCCATCATTTTAATTTGATTTGATATTTCCGCCTCGTCCAACGACTCATAAGCCGGTTTATTCAAAGTCCCCATCGGGCTGAAATTTATCAGCATTTTCTTTTTCCTCATCCAGGATTTCTTCGATTGCATGAATAATTTTTGACTGAGTAATCAAATCCAGCTTTTGAAGTTCCTTTATTGCAAATATCTTTTCCAACTGATTTTCAGAAAACATAATGTTTCCTCCTATAGGAAAATTTTGGCATAAAAAAAGAGAGAAAATATATCATTTTTCTCTCAAATAAATCTCATTTGCATAAGGCTTTTTCATGTACCAATTATGTACCAATTATCGTTTAATTATAAATGAATACATAGAATTACATAAGTTACAAAATATCAAAAAAATCTTGAAATAACAGTTTTGCAATGGTTTGAATGGTTACAAGCATTTATAAAATATTTGCAATAAACAACGATGCCTAATTTCATATTTTATATTTACCTCTCAAAAACCTCGATTTTACTTTATTTCTCATTTTATTTTTTATTAAAATGTACCAATTATGTACCAATTTTAATTAAATTACCTTTAACGATTCTGCAACCATGTCCATTTCTTTCTGTTTTTGTTCATCTTTCGTATCGACATAAAGGTTCATGGTAATACCTATATTTGAATGACCTAAAATTGTTTGCAGTGTTTTTGGCATCATACCCGCCTCTATACATCTTGTTGCAAAGGTGTGCCGCAAAACGTGCATAGCAAATTGATGTATTCCTGCCTTTTTGCACACTTTAAAAAGCATAGTGTCGTAAGTGCTATTTTTTACTGGCGTACCTTTTTTGCAAAGAAAAACTGTGTCGTTCCATTCCATAGAAATACATGGAAACGATTGATTCTTCTTCTTTTGCAATTTTAGAATTTTTATTGCCTCATCAGTTAATGGAATTGTTCTATACCCAGATTTACTTTTTGGTTCTCCAGTTCTCCATTCTTTAGTGGAATGTCTATATTCTGTTGTCCTAGAAATTGCCATGACCTTTTTGTTAAAATCAATATCTTTCCATTGTAGTCCTACCATTTCCCCTGTTCGCAAACCGGTCTGTAATATAAAAAGATATTGATATTCATAGGGACATCCTATTATTTCATTACAAAATTTTTTTTGTTCTTCAATGCTAAGTGCCACTTTTTTTTCCGATGGTAAACCTATATCAGATTTAACCAACTTATTACACGGATTTTTTAGTATTATGTCATTTTGGTACGCATAATCAAGCATATTATAAAGTGCAATCCTTGCTTGATAAATTGTAGTTGTTTTGTACCCCTCATCAGCCATATTATTCATAATCTGCTGGCAGTGTATTGTGTTAACATCTTTTAATAATTTGTTTCCAATAACGGGAGCAATGTTTCTGTTATACCTTTCACTATAGTTTCTTAAAGTATTTGGTCTTACTACTCTTGATTTTATCGAAATCCAATAATTATACCATGCCTGCACAAGCATATCTTTTGGAAAATCAATATTGCTATGAGAATCATAATATTGACTATCCGCAAGCCATTTTTGGCATTCTTTTAACTTTTTAAATAATTTCTGAATACGTTTGCCATTTTTTGAAGTGTATCTTCCAACATAATAGCCATCTTTTCTTTGGCTTATTCCTTGTCCAAGTTCCTTTCCTTTTAAGTCTTTTCCCAATTTTATTTGCTCCTTTCTATTGTATGAGAAAAGCCTTATGCAGTTTTTTATTTTATCACATAAGGCTTTAAAAGTCTACAATTCAATATTTTCAGAAATAAACTTTTCAAATTCTTTTCTTTTAATCAAACGTTTTTTTCCTACAAATATTACAAAATTGCATTTTGGGTTATTTGACAATTCTCTTATTTTGTTTATTCCAATATTGCTATATTCAGCAGTTTCATCTAGTGTAAGTGTAATTTTTTCCCATATAGGAACTGTTTTTTTCATATTTTTTCCCTCAATTTTGTCTTTAATATTTCTTACCCTTCTGTTTACGGTTGCTATTGGAAGAAAAGTTTTTGCAGATATTTCCTCTAAACTTTTTCCTTTTGAAAGCATTAAAAATATTATTTCCTCTTCTTTTGTAAAATTGGCATTTTCAAGAATTTTTTCAAGCTCCGGCTTAGTCAGCTTTGATAACTTCATAAGCCACCTCATTTAATTATATTCTGGTGTTTCTAAATTATCCCTATTTCTTTAAGACAATCATTCCATCCCTTTTTATAACCACTAGATGTTTTTACTCCTAACGGGGATATTTGTAAATCAATAGGTTCCTTTTTGTGTTTTTCAGTTTCTACTAAAGGACAATCTGGAGATTTATTTTGAATGTCCGATATGGAATAATCTAATCCTTTTATTCTTTTTATTTGACACTCAAATGTTTTATGAAAATTCCAATTTCCTAATGGAATTTCTTCTCCTTTTATGTGGAAAGGACATTCAATACATGATTCCGGCATATCCATAACCAATATTGCTTTAGCCATGATGAACCTCCTTTAGCTGGTTTGCCTTTCTCTGGATGGCTCTAAGCTGCCACCCGTCTAGTAGAGTCCGGTCACACACTATTTTCTGCATCAGGTCGTCGAGAGCTTTTTTGTAGGCTTGATTTTCCTTAAAAGTTCCAAAATCATTTTTATATTGCTCTCTCATTTTTAAATTTTTCAGTTCCTTCAGCCATTTCGCAAGCTGTGCGTGTTCTTCCGCGCATTTAATGCAATGCACCCGGTCGTCAAATTTTCTACTTGCCACTTCTTCTGCGTGCGCTATTGCCTCGTCAATATTCATCGCTACACTCCTTCCGGCTTCTCGCACCGCTCAAATTTGATAACCCACACCCACGGTGATGCATTCCAACCGTAGCGGTCAAGGTCGGATTTCTTGATGGTGCTGTTCCAAAGAGTCGAAAACGCATATCTTTTTTCTTCTCCATTCAACACATGAGGATATTCCACCTCTACACCCTCTCTGCCAATCTGCTCAGATGTAATCTCCTGCAACCGCTCCACTCTCACATCCGTAACCTTAAGCCAGATACGTGCCGCTTCTTTCGGCATGTGGATTGATGGGTGCCAACGGCAAGGCGATTTTCCTTTCTCCCAAACAAAATCCGCACCGTTGTATTCGCATTTTGCTTGTCTGGCATCATTTCTGGATTGATTTACTAACCTATCAAACAGCTCCCGGTCATGTATGTAAGTTAATTCTCCGCAAGTGCCGTCTTTATAGTCAAAGGCTATCATTTGATTGAATATATCCCATGCTCCAACACGCCATGTCTCTCGGACATAAAGGATATCGCCAGGCTGATACGGTGCTCTTTTGATACACGGCTCATTCCTGCCGTTGTAGAGCATCAGCCCATTTCTAATATATCCAGTCCACTGTGGATTTTTTCCCGGCAGAAACCTTACCAGCCGCCTTGTGCAACTCTTTCTCATGTCCAAAATTGCCCTCACCATTTCTGCATTGAATAAAATCGGTTTAATTGCCATCTGGCACACCTGCCTTTCTTCTCGTTTCCGCCCTATGCTTTGCATCATATCTATTATGGCATTTCTGACACAATGCTCTAAGATTACTGTAATCGCAATTTTCCGGTGTATGGTCTAAATGTGCTATTGTCAGAACAACTTTTGATCCATTTTCACGGATAGCATAATTCTCAATTCCACAAAATTCACATTTATTGTCCGCTCGCTTGAGAATGTCTTTTCGGATATCCTTCCAGTTTGCCGGATACTTTTTCCGATTTTCTGGTTTAATTGGCATCTGCACCACCGCCTTTCACAATCTCGATCAGATCATCCACCAGGTCTGCAACCTCGTACATCATCATGGTGCCGTAGGATTTTTCCTGCTGTTCTGCTGTCTTGTTTCCATACTTCGTGCAATCCTTGAGGAATGCTGTCCGTTCTTCCAGTCGCTCCACAATCATGTCCGACTTAGATTTCTTCTTTCCCTCGTTCGGGCAGTCCTCTCGGATCGGACACCCTCCTGCTTCTATGCACTCTGCGCATGGGTAGTCCGGGATCTTCTCAATAAGGCTCTCCAGTTCCTTTCTATCCTGATGCTCGATAGCATACTGAAACTCCATATCATTCTCCGCTATGTAATCAGCCAGAATTTCCACATCAATCAGCTTTCTTCCCATCGTTCTCCCTCCTGTAAATGATAGTCTGCATTGAATCATATAAACCTAATCTTTCCAAAAAGTAATCTGACAAAAACACCAAAAGAATGATACATATAACATCTTCAATCAGTCTCATTGTTCGCCCTCCTGTTCCACAGTTCTATCACTTTGCCAACTGACCCCCCGGTTGGTCTTCCCTTCGAAAGTCCGTCTATAAGGGTTCGTGTCTTTGATTCACATACTGTACAGATCCGCCACAGAACGGGCATGGTTTAAGTTCTTCACTCATTCTTCATTCCTCCAATCTAATTTTTGACCACAGTTCTTGCAGTATTTGGGCTTTATGTCCAGCGACGTCTCGCAGCATAAATTTACCCTACAACTCGGACACAACTCATACGGTTTGCCGTTTATTCCGTTCCACTCATGCCATCCGCCATTTTTGTCGTAACAGCCCTGATGCAATGCTCTTTTGGCCGTCTGTTTCTCCATCGCCGTCTTGCATTCTTCCACGGTACCGATTGTCCGGTACTGCTGTACCTCTTCCAGTGCCTTAATTGCCACCTCTATTCCCTCAAAAAACTGCGCTACTCTAATCGGTCTGCCAGTTATTTCTAGCCCACCTTCCAACTTCAACGCTTCAAGTGCTTCATTCTCCGTCATGGCTTACTCCTTTCAACTATCTCCATTTCACACATCTTTACATATCCCTCTGTAAGTGGCATAGGCAAACAGAATGGTTCGCATTTACTTAGAGCATCTGTTTGAACAACCTCGTAATGCCATCCAATAACACGATCAACAACTTCCAGCGTTTCTGCATTGATTATATTAAATTCTCCAAAAACTGCTTTTACAAGGTCTTCCGTGTTTCCGTGGCACATCAGAATATCATTCTCCCAAATCAGCTTGCCGTTCTTGTCCTTAAGTCCTGTACACTGGCAGATAGTGGATGCATCTACAACACAACGGCAGAAAAAATTCAAACTATCCTTTGCGTAGAAATAATAACTTTCGTTGCCCTTTTTCGTGCAAAATGGGTATGACAGATATCCTTCCACCCATTCGCCGTTATCAATCCGCTTTGCGCGGTATAAATATCTATTATTCATCGTTTTCCTCCATTTCTGCTTCTGATTGAAGCCAATTCAACCATTCTCCGCGATCCTCACAATCTGGATAGTCTGGATTCGCCCACTGATAATCTTCTTTTACTTCTTTAAGAAAACTTGCTAATTCCTCATCCGTCATGCTCCGGATCCGGTCTGCATTGGTCTGCGGCTTTTCTGTAGGTGTGTCTTTCGCTTCGGCTTCATAGCGTTCCGGCAATGGCATCCATGCGTTGACAAATAAGTCATATGTGGCATAACTCTTTTCATCGTCTCCCGGATAAAATGCACCGTTTCCGTCCTTGTCAACTTCATATCTGGCAGTGTAAAATTATCAAAGGATAACATGATGTATTTATCATCTTCCGGCTGTCTCTCACTTATGGGAATCCATTTTCCAAACATGCCACGTTCTTCGGCATCTTCATAGGCTGCCAATTTTTCAAGCGCTCTACCTTCAAAAAAACTGCCATATTTAGCATTGCGGACAAATGCAACGCCATCTGTAGCCACTATTCTTCCATCTCCCAATTGTTTAGTCAGTCTTTCCATGATTTTATCCCCCTGCAGCGCTCGCATTTTCCGTCTGCCAACTCATCCTTGTGATAAGACACCCCACACACGCTACACCTTGCATATTTATTGTCCCTGCAGGTATCGCATAAATGGTAAAACTCACCGGTCTCCATATTCCATGCAACTTTTGTTGTTTGCGTCCCACATAAAACGCATTTTCCCATGTATTTTTCCTCCTAAATTTAAAATTGTTTTCCGTGCTTAAAAGGTCTTGTTTTATTAAAATTCATCTTTTCAATAATTGTCGCTTCTAAATCAATGCCGTAATAGTCTGCCATATCAAAGCATCTTATAACCACATCTGCCAGTTCAGCAGGTACCCCTTCGGGTTTCCCATCTTCACGGTAATATGTTTCCGTTGCTTCTCTGCCGTCTCTGAACTCTTCAAGAATTTCAGAGACTTCACTGTGAATCAATGCAATAAAATCCGTTGGCTTTATTTCTGCATCTCGAAATCCGTGCGCTTTATTATTTTCACCTACTTCTTTCACAAAGTCATTCAATTTTAATTCGCTCATTTCTTCTACCTCCGCTAAATCCTAATTTTCAGCTATTTTTTCAAAATCTTTTTGCGAAATAACTTCAAACATCACATAATCATTAGACATAATCATTGCCTGCAATATAACAACATCTCTTTTATTTACAATGTCATCAAATTTTTTACTTCCTCTTTGACAACACTGAAAATAGCTATCTTTACAGGTTTTTGACAATGTTCCGCTAACCGCATTTACATTTACTTTTTGTGTTGGGCTATAAGTATCAAACATCTTTTTACCTACTTTCTAATACACTAAATCCTAATTTAACTTATTTAAAACAACTCAAATAGTAACTCAAATTTTTAATTAAATTTTTCACTTCTTAACTCAAAATTTGAGTTACTATTTCACTTTTTAGTTCCTGATTTCACTTCCCGCTTAATAAGACGCTCATCATATATGAACTAATTATCAGTTGGTCAATTTTCCTCATTTTCTCAACACATCTGGCATGTAGTTCGCCGCTCATCAGCACTTTCTCCATACTCAGCATCTCTGGCCAGTCTTTCCGCCAGTGGAATAATTTATAAAATTCCATCATTATCACCCCGTCATAATGCTTCCTGCGGTTTGTTGATCTCTGCCGGTGTTAAATGTCTCTTTCCCATATATCCTCCTACGCAAACCGGAGTTGACCGGTCTGCTCCTGTGCTATTTTCATGTTTCCGGTGCGCTCTGCCACACACAATTCCGGGAGATTGGCTCTTACCAATGCAGCCGGAATCGGAGGGCACACTGCATTGCCGCATCTCCGCACCTGTTCACTCCGTGGATAGGTTTTACCGGTATAATCATGCTCGATTATGTAATCATCCGGGAATCCCTGGCATCCGTACAACTCCCTTGGCTCCAGCATCCGAAGACCAATATCCACGATCTGATAATCTGTTCCGTTGATGGTTACCAGTCCGAATCTGTCCTGCGCCGTCACGGTGTCCAACGGTGCCTTTATATCCTGTCCAGTTCCCTGTCCATAATATTTGATTAAAAAAGCTCTCACCTCTCCGAAATGACCGTCTCCTGCTGTAATTGTCGGAATTGGCTCTTTTACATCCCTTCCATCACAATGATTATTCATCTGAATAAGGTTTACTGCACACATAGCGTTTCTTTCAAGCGTCGTAATGGTGTGCAATGGTTCTTTAATGTAAGATCCGTTTCCTTGATAATTCCCGCCATAGTATTTCTGAATGATAAAAGGCTCTGGATTATCCAAAACGAATTTTTTCAATCCTCTGGCTATTCTGTCCATTGTCTTTTGTGCCAGTGGGCGGCGTGCCCGTATGCCGTATTTTTCTTTGACTTCTTCCGAAGTATCAAAGATACTTGGACAGGGCAAGGAAAAATCCAACTGCGTATATGCTCCAATATAAGGTTTTTTCAATCCCGCCTTTACCTCTTCACTGTCTGCCGGTGCGTGTGTCGGCTCTGGCCAGACAATCGGTTTGCCGTCGCATCTTGCAATCAGGAAAAATCTTTTTCTCATGGTTGGAGCGCCGTAATCAGCAGCAACCAACTCTTTTGTCTGGACTGTATATCCCAATTTCCATAATTGTCCTATAAACTTCCGATATGTCTGCCCTTTTTTCTTCTTAATTGGATGGTGTCGCCGATTCAGCGGACCCCATTGCTGAAATTCTTCCACGTTTTCCAACATAATCACCCTCGGTCTTACAAGTCCCGCCCATCGGCATGCTACCCATGCAAGGCCGCGTATGAACTTGTCTTTTGGCTTACCGCCTTTGGCTTTGCTGAAATGTTTGCAGTCCGGTGAGAACCAGGCAAGTCCTACTGGATGCCCATTGCAAGCTTTCACCGGATCTACCTGCCATACATCCTCACAGTAATGTTTCGTATTGGGGTGGTTTGCCTTATGCATCTTAATTGCTTCCGGGTCATGGTTGATGGCTATATCTACACTATATCCTGTTGCCATCTCGATTCCGGTTGACGCACCACCCCCGCCTGGCAAAGTTGTCTACGATTAATTCACCGTTAATCATTTACTGCCACCTCACTTTCGTCTATATAATTCCAAATATATCCACCGCATGTATTTCTTTTTCCTTTTAATGCGTTACACAAGTTACTCCTGCTGATATGGCAAATTTCAGAAGCTTTCGCAAGTGAAGAAAATTTCACAACACTCCCGTCTGACGATACTCCCATAACAGCTCTTTTCTTTCTTCCTGCGTAGTCAACATGATTGGTAAGTCCATTTCTAATAGCATGTTGCATATTTTCATAATTCGTTATCCATTCAAGATTCCAGACAGTATTATTTTCTTTATTTGTATCTTTGTGATTTACCTGTGGAAGATTGTCTGGATTTTCAATAAATGCAATGGCAACTGCCCTGTGTACTTTTATAGTTGCTTGGATATTGTTTTTGCTTAAAGAAACCCTTAAATATCCTTTTCCGTCCTTATGCGGTTTCATAACCTTTTTAGTATCTTTGTTTCTGATAATCCCGGTATTACTTACCTCATATCTGTCTCCGTATACATATGTGTCCCTCCATTCAACCTCTGCATTCATGGCATCACCTCCGGAAAGTCCTCAAAATCCATCTGATTGATATTTTCAAACACCAGCATTTCTTCCTTTGCTCTTTGGTAAAAATTTCGGTCAATCTCAAATCCAAACGCATTTCTTCCCAGTTCTATGGCCGCTCTTAATGTGCTGCCACTTCCACAGCACGGATCAATTACCACATCCCCGGGATCTGTAAAAATCTCAATCATCCTTTTCAACACTACCACAGGTTTCTGTGCCGGATGAATCTTTGGAATGTCCTTTCCGTCCTTTTCCCAGGTAAACCAGTTAAAAATCATTTTCCCAGTCCCTCGTATTGTCTTTCCATCTTCATCAATCCTTGCCCCGTTTCGGAACTTCGGAAGTCTGTCGCGGTAGAAAACAAGCGCATATTCCGTTGCTCCTACAATTCGCATATTAGCTTTCAACACCTGTGGGCTGTAGTTTTTAACAAATACCAGAGGTATATAGTGAATAAACCCATGCTTTTTCCCTGCCTCAATAAGCGTGGACATCTGTTCAAATGAACAAAACACAATCATGCAGGGGCTGTTACTACTCCTTCCTCTAGCAACGCTTTTCTTGTCATCTTTTTTAAGCATCTTGGAACAAAAGTGGAAGTATTCGTACAGATTAAAATTGAAATCTGAATTGAATGCCGCTTTCCCTGCAAGCTTGCTCTCGCCGTTCTTATTATCCCCGCCGTTGTACCACATGGGGTTGCTTCCATAAAAGTTCTTTCCTACGTTATACGGCACATCTGCAATTACAAGCTGTGCCTTGGGGATTCCATACTTTTTGTAGTTCTGCATGGAATCCCGATATATTTCACACTTTACTTTCATTTTTCTAAAAGGAACCCGATATATCGTTACCATGCGCATAGGTTCGGCTCCTTTCTCTTATTTCTGTGCTAAATAGCACATGATTCCACAATCCGGGAATATTTCTGTGTTCATATCTCCACGGTTGGGATCCAGTTCATCGAGATATAACGGCGTCCCGTCATTCTCTTTCAAAATCGAATATCCAACCAGTCGTTCCAACTGTGCCCGGCTCTCAAACACTTCCGGGAAGTCCTTGCGGATTCTGTTCCAGTACCCCATGCCGCCCTTGACACATCCAATACAGTTATTGTTTGGATATCCCATGTCGTACATTTTGGGACGAGGAAAATCAAAAGTCCTTTCAAACAAACCATGCACTTCTGCTTTGCTCAGGTATTTTTCGATGAGTGGAAATTCGTGGTGAAATTCTTGGAAATTCGCCACTATCTGTCGGGTTCTGTTCTTTTCGTTGAAGTCCATTCCCCAAACATAAGTAAGATCATATTCCTTGTGTTCGCACTCCCACTTTTTCCTCACTGCTTTTTTCAGCATTCCGGTGCAGGGAGCCCCGTGTGGCATCTTAATGCATTTGTACTTTTTGATTACCTCCTCTACGCTATCGAATCTATCTGATTTCAGCACTGTGATTTTCTTTCCGATTGCTTTCTCACAATCCTGCAGAAATCTCATGCTGTCTGGATGCTGGTCAGCTATATCTATGTAAATCCATTCGTCTACATCTCCGGCAAGATACCCTGCCATGAAACTGCTGATTCCTGCGCTTATCCAACACACCTTTAATTTTTTCATAACACCACGCTACAAATCGCTTTGTAATCGTGGATAAATTTTTAGATTGCTCTACATATACGGTTTGTTTCCGCTCCGTACCTTATAGCCACTATGATTATTTTTCTGTACAACCATACCTATTCTCCGTTGCACAACCTCGGTTTACCGAGGATTCGTTATTCCTTTCCTGTCAAATTGATAATCATTTTTGCCTTTCCACCATGTTTCATGGTTAATCTCCTGTCATCAAGCTTCCGCTTTTCTGTGTCAGCGGGTCTACCGGATTTTCAAAATAGATACCAGCATCATCCAGAAGTTCTTTCTTCCACTGCCTGACAGTTACCTTGTCCTGCTGATACAGCTGCAGCATCTCATTGATTTTCTCCTGTATCCGTGTCAGCCGTTCTTTTCCGAACCCATAAATCTCGATCAGTGCCGTGAAGAAAAACAGCATGTACCTGGTCGCCTGCTCGTTGATGGCGTTCTGCGGATCGATTTGTTTTTCGTCCAGCCAGTAATCAAAACTGCCTTTCTTTGCCGTTATATCTGCTTTGGTGTATTTCTCGTGCGTGATCGTCCATTCCGCCCGTTCATACAGTTTCTTGCTGATTTCTTCCAGATCAACCCGTCCGGCATCATATTCCGACTGCAACTCATTGACCCTGGTTACAATCTTCTGCAACCGCTGTCCCTTGAATCCCTCCGATTTCATGGCAGCATAACTGCAGATAATGCTCATTGCTGTCCACGGAGACCGATCACACAATCTTCTCTCCCTTGCCACGGCATTGCACCTGGCAAGTATCTCATTTCGTGTTAAGTGTCTTTTTCCCATTTGCTCTGCCTTTCATAACCACACGCGCAATCGCTTTATACTGTTTCTCCAGATCTTTGATTGCTTCATCTAATCTGTCTAATTCCGCGAACATCTGCTTCTCTGTCATGCGTTTTCGGGGCTGTACACCAAGGATTTCCATTATCTTTTTCCTGGAACAGCAGTTAAGGTCTGCCAGTATCCCGATCTGCATGCTCTTATTCTTCGCACCGGCGTAGTCCCTGCGGATTTCGCCCTCGGTCATGTACATCACAGCACCTCCCGTATCTGGTCGATGTGTACCAGGTTCAGCCTGCTGCCGTCCCGGAACTCTATGTAGGCACCATCTGCGTTGTTGGTGTAACCGTATACCTCATGGCTGTCGCTGGGATAGTCATTCTCCAGACGCAACCGGGTACCAATGGGGTACAGGGATATTACCGCCATGTATTCCATTTGCTTTGACATTTTATACACTCTTGCTTTCTATAATAAGTTTTCTACGATACTCTTGCACTCTTTATGACTGCTTTCCTACTGGTTTAATCATTCAATATCCCTCCTCGCTCAATTACTCAAAATTTCTTTTTCCAACTCATTGAAATCATAGCTATTTTGCTGAAATTGATTGAATTTGTTTTTTACTTCATTTGAGTTCTTTTTGAGTTTCTTCTTTTTTTCTTTATTTAATTTTCTTTTTTCAATTACTTTTGGAATTTGTTCTGGAATATCCTGTTGGCTGATTTTACTTTTAGGCACTCCCTGGTAAACATCATAGTTGTTTACAGTGAAAATTGTGTATCGGTTATAACTACTCTTTGAAATTTCTCCAGTAAAAATTAAATGTTTTAATGCTGTCCGTACTTCACTGCTTGTCATTTTAGTTTCCTCTGATAGCTCTGCGATTGAAGAAATCATGGAGCCTCTCTGAATAGTTACCTCCTCAAATCTTTCATTTTGCCAATTTGCCTTAATAAGCATGTGAATGAATAGCCGACAAGTATTAGTGTCTCCATACCATTCCCAATTGTAAATTTTTCTGTTTAACTTGATGTAACCATCCATTTATGCCCTTTCCGGCAGAAAACTATTTTTTATGCGCCAATAAAAAATTTTCAAATTTTTCCATGGCTTTTTCCTGGTTAACAGTAGGCGGTTCTTTTTTTGTGGAAACATTAAGATGTAGGTCAAACAAATGGCATATTTCCCTGCTGGCATTAATATATCCCTGTCTCAGCCCATCTCTGTATGTTTTTCCAGGTCTAAAATCATCAATTTGTCTTTTACCGCCTCCTTGCGAACCAGATGTTTTATTTCTTAGCTGATATCCTTCCTCTGCATAGTGCTTAATCCAGTATTGTTCTCGAATATCTAATTCTGAAACAGAATAATAAATAAAATCTATTTTCCAGCCATAAGGATTATCTTCTGAATAAAGTCCATGTTTTTTTAGTGACAAATCAATATGCTGATAACCATTTAGGTGACCGGCTATCCTTGACAAAAGATGCACTGCCTGTCCGACATAAACATATCGAAACCCATCTTCATCAATCCTTGTCAAAAAGTAAATTCCACTTCCGTTATCTACTTTTGGATTAACTGCCAATATCTTTTCCCGATTCTTTTTCTCAATATCCTTGGCTTTCTGAATATTTTCCCAGTTATTCAAAACGGGCACTCCTTTCCATTCCGTAAAATCCATTCCTTGCCTGCTGCCGCATAGTCCACATTTGCCAATGGAGCAATCTTTTTTACCTCTACGGCACATTCTTTGGCATCAGAATTATCACGGCTTAAATGGCACAATATGACGTTCTGCAGGGCATCTGATTTGTTCGCAATGACAAATTCTTTTACCGTTTCCAGTTCCATATGACCACGGTACACATGGGATTTCTTAGCATCGTTGGAATCCTCTGTAATGTACTTCTTCTGATAGTTACATGAAATAAGGATGTGGTTTACTTCATGGAACCGCCACTTAACAAATTCCGTGTCAGTTACATAAAGCAATTTTCCCATTTCCGGGTGAGTAATCAGGAATCCATAACAAGGGCATTCTGAACCGTCAGCGTTGGTATGTGTCCACTTACCATCCAGTGTCGTAAGATCAAATGCCATTATTTTTCCACCAGTAAACCCTATTTCCATAGGTTCTAAACTCTCATATGGCTTAAATACTGGTATTCCCATGTGTTCAAGGTCTGATACGGATAATGAGTGGTCTTTGTGCGCATGGGTGCATATAGCACCCACAACGCACTTTATATCCCAGTTAAGACCACGTTTTATGTCCATGATAGGAAGTCCTGCATCCAGTAAAAGTGTTTCACCGTTATCTGCCGTTAGAAGATAGCAGTTGCCGGAAGAACCGGAGCCTAAACATTTTAGTTTCATCAGCTGATACCTCACTTTCCGAAAAACTCTTCTCTCATATCTACAACTTTGTATCTGCTATGAGAAAATGATCTGTTCTGCTTAACTCTCTGCTCATTGTCACAAATAAACTGTTTGCATATTTCCGGTCTAACTGGATATATTCTGCATTTCTTACAACTCTTGTCCGTGTCAAGAAATGGGCAAGTCATGTCAAAAGCAGGAGCGGCTAAAGGAAGAAGATGTCTGCATTCACTTATATTGTTTTCTTCCACATACTTGTGAACCTTTTCCACTTCCTTTTTGCTCATTGGTAAAAGGTTGGAACAGCAATTACCACACTGACTGCATTTTCCGTATTTGCAGAAGTTGTATATATTATCTTCCATTTCTTTATGAACTTTTTCTAACAACGACAAGGTTTCCATAGTGTTCTCCTACTTAAAGCAATCCGGTGTCTCTGCGCTGGCAATGTCCGTCTCTGCGGTCTGCGGTACTTCCTTGAAAGAACCTTCCACAAATTCTATTGAATTAGCATTCTCCTTAATCTCTTCCTGCGCTTCCTGGTATGTTTCATCCATCTGCAAAATTGACTGCGAAGCAATGGAATTGAAATCTTTAGGATACTTCTTGATGGCATTGTTACGCATTTTACGAACGATCATGCTCTCCGGTGTATCAAGCCATGCTGCGGAGATATATGGTCTTGCCACCTCACAATTCAACATATCTTCAAGAGTTTCACACTTCCGAAGTTCAGAAAAAATCTCTTCTTTCTTAGCTTCAATAGCTTTTTTCTCTGCATCCGTTGCATCGTACCTGGTCTTCTTTCCACCTTTTACCAGTCCGAATGTCTCGTTCATCATATTATTACGGATATGAGCAAAGAGATTTGTTTTTACTCCCTCTCTCTCCGCAATCAGATACTCTACTTTGCCATTCTCCATTTCTACAGGGTATACAACACGAATTACTTTCTGTGATTCTCCTTTTTCTTCCCATTCCGGTTGAGTCATTTCCATGCCCTTATGTTTCGGATAAACGAAAATATCTCCCGCTTTTACAAGCCACACAGGATGTACTTTCTTCACTCCTACACCAAAGTTGCGAAGAATTGCATCGTTTCCGTCTCCCTCGATTCCCATTTCAACTTCCTTGTACCAATTTCCGCTGGCATCCTGCTTATTTCTCAACTGGAAGTAGCACTCTCTCGGCACTGCATTGGCATTGAGTTTGAGACTTGCCACCTGCCCGATAACCTGTCGTAAATTGGAACCATTTAAGTTGCTCATGTCAGCTTTATTAGATTTGACAAGGTTGTAGATGGCGCTCATAGATGCCATGGCGCACTGTTTGGAATAATCATCAAGCGCAAGTCCGTGCTCTGCAAAATCACGCTCCATAAGCCCTGTATACTGGTTCGCATAATAGGAAAGCTGTGTATTCATTTCTTTCTTTTCCTCTTCTTTTGCTACTGCTGTGTTCTCTGCCATCTTTTATTCCTCGCTTTCCGGTTTATTGATAAGCCCATCAATGCCAAAGTGGACTTTCACATCTGCTTTGTAAATCTCTTTAATACTTTTAGGCATCACATGAAATGTCACATCCGTATCGGAAATCTTTCCTTTAAATCTCAATGCGCCGCGTTCTGAAAATCCCAAATACACACCAACACAGCACTTGTCCTCAAAATTGAATACCACGGTGTCACCAGCATTGATTACTTCTCCGCTCGTTGTCAAAACGGAAATTACTGTCTCTTTCTTAATCTGCATTTTCTACCTCCACAAGTTCTCCATTTTCCAGTCTATACCATGTATCAGGCTTAACTTTTTCACCGTCTACTCGGAACATCTTTGCACCGACAAACTCCCATGCTTCCTGCTCTGATCTGTCGTATCTGTCATCCTCTTCACTGCCAATGTACTCCCATTCAGCAAGTACGATATGGGAGCCAAGAACACCCATTGCTTTTCCCTTGTAACCCCAAGAAACAGCAATACTTTCAGGACTATTTGCCGAAGATGCCCCTTTGTAGCCGGTTGCCGAAGATGCCCCGCATGAGCCGGTTGCCGAAGATGCCCCGTAGTCG